TTTTTTATTTTCCCTAACAAAAAATATAAAATTTATTTTTTTTTTTATTTTGTAAACTAAATATATATATATAAAATTTTTTTTAAATAAAAATAAAAAATAAAAGAAGATAAAGAATTTATAAAATTAATAATTTGTTTTTTAATTCTCTCGTCATTAACGGTGTACATAATTTTAAAAAAAATTTCATAAAATTATTTAAATTAATAATTTTTATAAAAGTTAAGGTATTTTTATAAATTTCGTAAATTTTTAATAATTCTTTAAAAAGTGAAAAAAAATGCCACTCAAATTTAAAATTTTTACTATCAATAATCCAAGACCATGTTTTATTACTTTTTTCATGATGCAATTGTAAAAATCCATTTATGTGATAAATAATTTGTAAAATATTTTTATCTTTAGCTTCTGACATACACGAATAATAAATAATTTCATTTTCATTTTCATCTTTTATATTAAAAGTATGTAAATTAGAATCATTTTCACAATATTTGCAAACAAAAGTCATTTTTTATAAATTTGTAAAATATTTTTTTTTTTAACGAATTTAGGTTTTTAAACTGTAAGAATAATAATTTTTTAAATTTTTGTAAATTTTAAAATGTCTACATTTACTGAAAAAGATATTTGGAATGCTCCTCTTTCGTCATTTAAAAATTTTAGCTTGGATTCTGTCAAAAAAATGTTTTTAAAAACTTATAAGGAAAATGGCGGAATAAAAAATCTCACTACAAAAACTATGGTTTATGCCATGAGGGATTTGTTACCTAAGGATGTAAAGCATCGCAAAGTTACAAAATCAAAGTATGACAAAATCCCTCAACTTTGTGAACTTCGAAATTTCATTAATGAGATTAAATGCAATGGCGATATTGATGATGATGCATCAAAAAAACTTAATTGGAAAATTATAAATCTTTTGCGCAAATATCAGACCAACATTCCAACACTTAAGTAAGTTTTTTTCTTTTAAAAGGCGGTATAATTCTTACTAACTTTTATTTTTAAACAATTACACACTTTACAGAAAAAAAATTTTGTCTTGTTTTTTGGGGTATCCCAATTTTGAAGAGTTTAAAAACTCAATTCTTCCTGGACTTTTAAATTTGTCTTCTCACGTATTTTCTCCGCGATCATCTACAAATGAAGAAGAATGGGGCAGAGATGATGAGCAAGATGATGAAGATGAGCAAGATGATGAGGGACAAGAAGAAAGCGAATCGTATAAGGTTGCTTTGGCTGCTGCCGTTGCTGCTGCTGCAACTATTCGTGAAGATGCTTCACGTAAAATTGATGAATTAGCTTAAAACTTTATATTTAATCCTAATTTAATTATCTTCCTCATCAGACCAAGGTGCGCAGACAGAGTCACACTTTTCAGGTGGCTTGGGAAGGTAAACAATTTGCTCCTCTGCTTGCTCAATCTTAGGTGCAAAATTTAACACCTTTGGTATACCAGATTTAACAATTTTTTTAATAACTTTTTTAGGAGCCATCACAAATAAATTTTTGTGAAGCCTTGGTGACCTGCGAGGAGTAGAAGAAGTAATAATCTTGGAAGGCATAATAAAATAATTATTATTATTTAAATGTTTTTTATTTTTTTAAATTTCGGCGGTTTGTAAACTGTTTCGGTTTTTATATTTTAATTTTTTTATTTTAATTAATAAATATTAAATATTAAATGAGTAATCAATTAAATATAGAGAGTGCATGGACAAGTTCTATTAAAATTATTGAAGATTTTGAATTACAGAAAAAAATGCAACTTATTGAAAAGGAGAATTTGGAATGGAATATTTTGTACCATGAAAAAAGCATTGAAGAGAAAAAAAAGGATTTGGACATTGTTAATTTACGAATTAATAATTTGGACAAGCTTGCAAGTATGCATATGATGTTATTGCAAGACTTTAAAAAAAATGTTTCGGCATCAAAACAAATGAGGTATGTTTTTTATATTTGGGCTTTTTTAATGAATATTTTACACTTACTTACTAACCCAACACTCCCTTTACATTTTTTTAGTGGTCTTGGAAGTAGTGCCTTTTCTCCTGCTCGACCTGACAACATAATGCAAAAATATGCTTTGTTGTTTAAGCATGAAAAAACTGGACAAACTGGAGGGGAAGGAGGACAAACTGCTGGAAAAACTGGACAAGTTGATTTAAAAAGTTCGGAATTTTCACCTCCGCCACCACCATTAAAAAGATATCGTTCAGATTTTTTTGACGAAGAATCATAAAACATTAAAAAAAATTTTTATAAAAAAAAATGAGTGAAGTGTTTTTACCTAAAGGTGAAATGGATATTTTTGCAGATTATTTAAATGTTAAAGCAGATATTAATTTAACATTTTATTATATAAATTTAATGTTACCATTATTTGTAGCCATTATAATTGCAAATATAAGTATAGGTTATTTTTTTCCTACATTTAAAAATTTATATACTCAAGGATCTCCTTCAAGTTTTGCAATAAATTTAAGAATTGTTAAATCTTTTCTAAATTTTATTGTTTACTTTTTTGCTTTAATTTTTATTTATCTTTTACCATTAATGAAAGTAGGAGAAGCAATTGGAAGAGGTTCTTATAATGGAGTGTATAATAATCTTTTGCCATTAATTATATTAAATTTAGTTTTAGTTTCAATATATTTACTCGCTAACAGTTTTACAAAATTTAATTATAATGAAGGATTTTTTTATTGTGCAATAGTAAAAGGCAGTGAAGATAATATTGATTCTAATGATGCAACTTGTGAACGAACAAATTGGCAGACAGCTCGTGATGCATTGCTTTGTTCGATAAGTGATTTTGCTTCAAATATGAGCGTCTTTTTTAGTAATGGAATCTTTGGTTATTTTGGACCTATACTTCCTTTTCTTATTTTTGGTTCAGTTATTTTGGGTGGGATTTTTAAACACGTTTATTCAAAATAAATAAAAAACAAACAAACTAGCATGAAAAAACATTTTATTTAATCGTTGCGGGCCCTTTTAACGGCAGGAATCATTTCATCCAATTTCTTCTTTGCATCCTCCAAAATACTATTTAAAGCATTTTTGCGACTTGCTATAGTTTTATTTAACTCCTCCACGTCATTTTTGCGCTGAGTTAACACGGCATCAATTTCAACAAGTGGCTTTAAAAAGTCGTCACGCAACTCGGTAAGCTTGCTTTCAATTTCCTCCCTTTCCTTGACAAGTGCCATGAGTTGGGATTGTAAACCTTTCATGCTCTCACCAATTTCGCTACGTCTTTTTAACATTTTAGCCAAATCATAATTTTCCATTAAAAGAAAAAAGGTAATGTTATTTTTATTATGTTGTTTTTTATGTAAGAAAAGAATTGAAAGTAGTTAAGGATAAAAATCGAAATGAAATTCCTAAAAATTTTTTTAAAAATAATTTATTTTCTTAACATTACCATGTTTTCTTTTTTTTCTTATAATTCTAATAATGACCACTTACTAAATAATTTATTAAAAAGATCACGTCATGATGACGATGAACGTGCACTAAAATTTAGTAAATCAAAGGTGAAAGAAAATATTTTTTCTGGGGTTGGCGTGTCACCTGACGTGTCATCTGGCTTACCTTTATCTTCTGCGCCATCTGTACCTTTACAGCCATTACCACCCTCTGATTTAGACTTTATACAAAGTTTAAAAACAGATTCTGGTAGTGACGTTGATAAATTAATTATAGATAAAAAATTTGACGAAAAAAGTCACATAAATGTCCTACATGTTCATCGAAAAGAACAATTTTGGGACATTTATAAATCCCGTGCAAACCCTACAATGGATTCGGAGAGTTTAAATGTGGCAATAAACATTCATTTTGCATCTCATTGCAAAATTAGTGTGGAGTATATTATTGATTGCATGAATCATTCTCAGGGTGCCTTTTACGTAAAAAGTAACCAAAATATTTTCAAGGTCGAAGTTACAACAAAAAAACGATATAAAAAATATTCTGGAAATCCTAGATTAAAGGAAATTTTTAATGAAATACGTAAAAAAAATTTGGATGGGTCGAAAGCAGGGTCTGGATCTGGGTCTGGCTCTGGATCTGGTTCTGGGTCTGGTTCTGGGTCTGCGTCTGAATCAAGTGGTTCAGTATTACAACCATGGAAATTTGGTTTACAAACAACAACAATTATTAATGGTGTGGAAAAACCAATTCCTAAAAGTCTTTTAAATATATCAAATGTGGATAAACAAAAAGAACGGTTAGAAATTCAAAAGGAAGTTATTTCCTTGTCCTACCCTTTGAATGGTGCAACGGTTGAATCATTTTTACCTGATGAACTTTGCCATTGTTTAGCAAGGCCTTGTTATTGTTGCTGTAAGGTTGAATGTGTTTGTTGCAAAAATGAAAATTGCAATGCAGGTCCCCAGCATTGCAAATGTAAGGAGGATGAAAAAGAAAAAACCTTTTTTTATCCTGGATATGGTCCTGGTTCCCAAATACCTGTACGTTCGTTGGAGCAACAACAAGAAATTGATTGTTTATCTTCCTTTTTAAGTTATCAACCTGAACGTATGCCACAATTTTTACATGAAGGAGTTTTTAATACATCTTCAGAATTTATTTTTGTGGATATGATTGGAGCATGGAAAAATGCCCAACTTGGTTCTAATTTGTTTGAGCATTTTTTAAATTGGGTTTCAAAAGAATTTCCTGGTTTACCTATTCTTTTACATCCTTTAGATGATACAGTTGTTCCGTTTTATAAAAAACGAGGATTTGATTTTATAAATTTTCCAGTATTGGAAAAGGGATGGAAAGCAAAAAAGGTTGATATGGAAGAGTCACCCAAAGATATTGGTATTCGTGATTTACCAAGTGCTTTAATTTTTTATAGTAAAATTTCATGGGAAACTTTAGTTTTGAGAAAAGAAAAATGTTTAATGATTAAATTGTAATTTTATTTTCGTAATTTTATTTTCGTTTTTTTGATTTAGGTGACTTTTTTGGGGTTTTCTTTTTTGAAGGAGTTTTCTTTTTAGGAGGACTCTTCTTTTTAGAAAGACTTTTCTTTTTAGGACTTTTTTTCGGCGTTGCTTTTTTTTTAGGGGTTTTTTTAGGAGTTTTCTTTGGACTCGCCTTTTTCGGAGTTTTCTTTTTAGGTTGAATTTTCTTAGGTGTAGTTTTTTTAGGTTTTTGTGCGGATTTTTTGGGGGTTGCTTTTTTAATTGATTTTTTTGAATATTTATCTATAATTGGTCTTTCTAAATATTTTTGAGGATTTTTAACAAAATTTAACAAAAATTTTAATCTATCTTCATTATAATCATCTCCTATATTCATTATTTCATCAATTTGAGAATTTTTTAATGCATCTGCAGCGAGCTTACATTTAAAAAATAAATCTTCCCAAAGCATAAATCGAAATTGTTCATTTTCAGTTGAAATATAAAGAGATTTATCTAAAGCGGATTTATTTTTTAAATCAACAGAATAACCAAAATCTATAAATTTATATTTAATAGGATTTTCATATGTTCCTGTATAAATAACATTGCGTCCATGATGATCACCTTTCATTAAATTTTTAGATTGATAATATTTAATACCTTTTATTAAATGTTTAGCAGCTTCTAAATGTTTAATATATATTTCGGTAGGCATATATTCTGGCAAAGAATTAAAATTATCTCCATGTTCTTTAGGATAAATAATTTGTGGAAATAATAATAAATTATTGTTTAAATTTACTTTTGTTCGCTTTGCTTTTTTATTATTTATTTTATTTTTTAAATGACTGAAACAATCATTTACATCCTGTGAATTTTTCCATTCATCAAAAGTAAAATATTTAAATCCGTTTTTAATTGGATATACACCATAATCTCTTGCTAAATCAATATCTAAAAATTTTAAACCAATTTCATATTCATGTTTGGAATCTCTTACACTAGAATAAACATCCCATGGAAATTTTTTATCATATTTAAATTGAAAATGATCTTTTATAGGAATTTCAATTTTAGAAAATTTATTAAAATCATCTTGAGTAAAAGGAAAAAATAATTTACCAACTTCATTTTCATTTTTTGATCCTAAGGGTGGTGATATAACGCATCCTTGTTGACCTTGACCAAGTTTTTTTCCTCCAATTAATTCAATTTTTGAATTTTCATCGTGTTCTTGAAAATCTTCATTCATATTTTTATTTTTTTATAAAAATTTTAATTTTAAAAAAATGAGTCATCATAATAGTGAAATTGTTGAAAGATATGTTCAAACGTTACAAGAAAATTTCGATAGTTCTTTACCAGTTTTACCTGCTGCTGCAATAATTCCAATAGCTAATCAAAATGTAAATCCTCAAGTTTTATCAACTAAAATTGACGAAGAAGTTGAAGAAGAAGTTGTTCCTGATGATGAAGAAGAAGAAGAAGTTCAACCAATTATAGTTCAACCACCGCATCAAATAATACATTTAAATAAAAAATATGTTTTAGGAGAAGGTTCTTTTGGTTGCGTGTTTACACCCCCTTTTCCATGCAAAGGACATTCTGCATTGGAATATGATGGCTTGGTTTCAAAAGTTACAACTGAAAAAGAAGCAAAAAATGAATTAGCTATATCAAATGTTTTAAAAAAATTTGATATTTTAGAGCGAGGTCAAGAAGGACGATTGTCTGCAAGATATAAATATTGCGTATATGCATTGGATGAATGTCATTTTCCAATTCGTGATGCACAAGAAATTTATTCCTATTTTTATCCTGATGGAAAAAAATGTAATAAAGATTTAAATACTTATCAATATTTAACTCATATGGAAGCGGCAAATAATAATGTTACATATGCATTTCGAGCAATTTCAAATGAACATGGAGTGTCTTTTTGGGGGAAAGATGGCAGTACAAATCCAGGGGCATGGACAAGGTGCTTTGAAAATTTAGTGTTTGGTTTGCGAAATTTACATAGAAATAGAGTGTATCATTTTGATTTTAGTAGTAATAATGCATTGTTTTTTGGATCTATTGATAATCCAAGAACATGTAAATTAAATGATTTTGGTTTAGCAAAAATGATTCAATCCGTAACAGTTTTAGATTATAGAAAAAATACCCAGGAACGTTATGCTCGTTGTTTAGTTTCTCCACATTATTATTTTCCTCCTGGAATAAATGTTGTATTTTTTTCCATGATAATTGATGGTCTTTTACGAAATGAACCAAATTATGATTCAAAATGGAAAAAAAATTCAGATCAATTTTTTTTATTTCATAGAAATCAACATACAAAAATTCGTAAAGATAAATTAAACAAAGAATTAAAAATTGCTATTGACTTTTTTAAAAATTATAATCGAAGATTTTTTTATTGTATGCGATATTTTGGAAAAAATTTTAAAGAAGATAGAGACTTAGATTACAAATATTTTATAAATGGAAATTGGAAAAATTTTAATAAATCATTTCAAGAACTTTGTCAGTGCATTGATTTATATGGATTTGCAACTATTTTAGATAAATATTTATCTTTAAATGATACAAGATTTCCAGAATTAATAGAAATTATTGTTCCATTTTGTTTTAATGCCGCTTCCTTAACGGCTACACATGTCCAAGCAATTGATGTTATTGATAAAATGAAAGATTTATTTAAAGGTTTTTAATTATATATTTATATTACTTTACGTTATAAAATTTTTTTTATTACAAATTAAAATTAAAAAAAAAATAAAATGGAAAATTCAAAAATAATTATATTTATTCAAGCTTATAATGAAAATATTTTGGCTTTAGCTAAAAAAAAATATAAAAAATATAATTGGGCATTTCCAATTCATATAAAAAATGCAAATATAAATAATCCTTATTTTGAAAATAAATTATATTTAGAATTTGATGAAATAATAAAAGAAAATAATATTGATATAACTCAATATGAATTTATTGGTAATTTAAGTTATAAAGCTTTTCGAAAAATAAATTTAGAAAAATTACATTATTTTTTATATAATAATTTAAACAGTGATAATTCAATTCTTTATGATTATGATTTTGTTCATTTTTTTACGCGAAGCAATCATAAATTAAAAAAAGTCCATAAAAGTTTTTTAAATGGTGGAGAAAATTTTAAAAAATTATGGGATGCAGAATGTATTGATGAGTTTGGTAAAATGGAAGATAACATAGCTGCATTTTCTAATTATTGGATGGCAAAAAAAAACTTATTTTTTCAATATTGTGATTTTTTACAAGGGTTTACAAAAAAATTAATTGCAAATCCTTTATCCATGGAAAACGGATTTTATTATGGTGGAAGTTTAAAAACTCATGAATTAATTCAATTATGCGGAGTTCCTCATTATCCAATACTTCCATTTTTATTAGAACGTATTGTTCTTGCATATTTTTCTAAATTTTGTCAAATATCCCATGCATTTGATAATTTTTGCTTTATGAAAAAAAAAGAAATTATTATTCCAGAAAATAATAATTTAATAATTAAAATTGATTTAAGTAATGACAATGAAAGTAATAAAATTAATGATAAATATGAAAATAAAGATGAAAAAATTATTATTGATGAAAAAATTATTGTTGAAGAAATAAATTTAATTAATAAAAAACAAAAAATATTTATAGGTGTAACTACATTAAACCGTAACGAATGTTTTAATGAAACAATTTTAGCTTTAAAAAAATTTAATAATGATGCAGAAATATTCGTTTTTGATGATAATTCAAATATTATTAATATAAATGAAAAGGAAATTTTATGTAATGAAAATAATATAAAATATTTTTATAGTAAATTAAATGTTGGAATAGCTAAAGCTAAAAATCATTGTTTTAAAGAATTTCTTAACAGTGGTTTACAACATTGTTTTTTATTTGATGATGATTGTAGGCCAATTCAATATGATTGGGAAAATATATTTATAAATTCTTGTATTCCTCATTCTTCATATACTTGGTCAATAAATTTTGAAGGTAAAAAAATTTATAAAATTCTTAAAAGAGAAGATGAAATAATTTATTTAAGTGGAGGTTGTGGTGTTATGTTATATTATAAAAAAAATGTTATTGAAACATTAGGAGGAATGGATACAATTTATGGAAAATGGGGTCATGAACATATCGGATTATCTTATAGAATTTGCAATGCAGGATTTACATCTTTGCCATTTCCTTCCTTTATAAATTTAAATAAATATTTTAATGCCAATGATTATTATGAAAATATTAATAGTTGCTTAACAAAAAAAGAAAAAAAAATAGGAGCTTTAAAAAACAGCGTTTATTTAAAAAATGAAAAGAAAAGTAAAGATTGGAAACCTCTAGGAAATTTTTGTTTTGGTTTACTTATAACTGGTTGTATAAATCCACAAAATAAAAAAATTAAATATACATTTGAAGATTGTAAAAAATGGATTGAAAGTTTATTGCAATTTAATTATAATATAATTTTATTTACAGATGATTTAAATGTAAAAAATTTATATGAAAATATTATTGAAATTAATTTTATAAATACATTATCGCATGAAATAATTTTTGAAAAACGTTTTGATGAAATAGTAAATTATTTAAATACAAATTATAAATATTTTACAAATTGTGAAATTTGGATTACAGATGTTACAGATGTCCAAATGTTAAATAAACCATTAATACAAAAAGATAGTATTTATATTGGTTCTGAAATTTTAAATAATTCATGTTTAGGTTGGTTTAAAAATATACCTAATTTTTTTGATAAAATAATGTTAAGAAAAGATAAAGAAAATTTTGTTTACAATTGTGGCATTATAGGTGGTATGTATGAAACTATAATTCCTTTTTTAAATAAATTAATAAATTCAAATTTTAAAAAAGATTATATTTATGAATATCAAAAATGTACAATGGATATGTTTATTTTAAATGAAGAAATATTTGATTTATTAAAAACTGATGAAAACATAAAAATTAAGACTGGAAGTTTAGTACATAATGAATTTAAATCATATAATCTTAAGGTAGACAGTTGGTTTGCTCATAAATAATTTTTAACGTTTAACAAATGTTCCACGCGGAGTTAAATAATTTGTTTCAACTTTTGCAAATTTTCTTTTAATTTGTTTTGAAACAATAAGTGAATTTTTTAAAATTTCTGGGGAAAAATTTGCAATTTCTTCATTTTCCTTCATAATGTCTTGAACATTTTCTAAAAAATCATCATTTGTTATTAACGGTAAAGTTTGAAAATATGTTTCGCGTATATATGTTTTTAAATCATCGGTATTAAAATCACGATCTTTAAAATAAATATCAATTTTAAAATTTATTTTATCTTTTATTTTTTCAAAAAGGGGAAACGGTGAAGGAAAATGAGATTCATTTTTTAAAGTTTTAATTTCATTTAATGCATCAAAATAATTTTTCATTAATGTTAAAAGAATTTCAAGATTTGAATATTCTTGTAAAATATGTAATTTATCTTTTCGTTCTAAAGGATTTTCTTTATCCCTTAATAAAAAACCTAATTTAAAAAATTCTACTTGTAAGATCCTAAATAAACTATAAAGAAATAAAATGTATACATAAAATAAATTTTTTATACTTTTTAAAGATACATTCATTGTATCTGATTTTACATTATATGCAAAATCCATGTTTTTTTTATATATATTTTTTGTCCTGCAAACAGTTGATTCATTTATAAATTTAAAAAAATTAAATAAAAAAATAATGAGTCGTAAGAATCCAACACCGCATAATTATCCATATAATTTTGATAAATTTGCAAAAAAATCTGGATATTATAATTGTTGGAGTTGTCAAGCAAAAAATATTTTAGATCCTTCCATTGCTACATGTCCAAAATGTCATAATCCTTCTCCTACACGCGCAGGGACAGAACTTATGATTCAAGCCATGAATAATGTTCCTTATCCTGGACCAGAAGATGATGATGCTTTACATTTACAAGATGCAAAAACAAGATATGGAATTTTAACAAAATTTCAAGCAATAAGTGCTATTTTTTCTAGTAAATTAAATGACATTCTAGATTATGTGGGTGGTATTATAGATAGTTTTGAAGGAAATGAAGAAGAGGACTAATTTTAAATATAAAATTAAAGCTTTGTGTGCAAAATAAATATAATGTTTTATAAACTTTTTGAATGTTTACAATTTTTTAAATTAGGGTTAGTATGGTTTGAAAATCAAATACCTAAAACAAAGTTAAGTGCAACGTATGAAGGAATTTTAACGTATTATGTTTCAAGTATAACTTTATATTTTTTTGGTAGATTTTTAACAAATAAATATTTAAAACCATATTTAAATTTACAATATGAAGAAACAATTTCAAGAATTTATGCGTCATTAAGTCAAATTGTAATAATATTTTATTTATTTCAAGGAGGTGCATTATGGGGAATACAAGCATTTGTATCTTATTGCTTAAATGACATGCTTTATTCTTTATGGAAAGGACCAAAACTATCAAAAATGATTTATGGACATCATATTGTTGGAATATTAATATCTATGATTGGTTTACATACAATTTCAATGTTTTCACATGAAAGTCCACATTATATTAATTGTAGAAAAGTAACCATATTTTTACTTTGTATGGAAATGAGTGCACCTTTATTAAGCGTATACTGGATTTTAAAACATGAACCTAATTTACATAAATATAAAGATGCAATATTAACATTAACTCAACCCATATTATTATTTACATATGTCTTATTTCGACTCATTGTACCAGAATATTTATTTTTTAGAATTTTAACATTTCCATGGGTTACATTTGGATTTCAATATTTTCTTGTAGTTTTCTTTTTATTAGCATTGCAATGTATGCAAATATATTGGTTTGTTAAATTATTAAAAATTAAAAATTAACTTAAAAAAAAAATTTTAAAATAAATGAATCTTGATTTACAATTGCAACAAAATGAAAAAGTTTTTGTGTTTGTAATTGCCAATGAATTTCGTTTGCCTTTATATAATTTATTACAAAATTTAAAATTACAGGGTTACTCTTATCAAGTTTTACAGTTCCAAGAAGAATGGAAAGGATGGAAAACAAAATGGGAAGGGTATATAAAAGGTGCAAAAGAATTAAAAGAAAAAGAAACAAAGGAAGAAAAATATATTTGTGTTTGTTTAGATGCCTATGATACTGTGGCCATACGTCCCGCCAATGAATTAAAGCATGAATATAACCTTGTCAATAAAGATAAAAAATTATTGTGTGGATTAGAAAATTTATGTAATCCAAAAAATTGTGGTAATATTGAAGAATATTGGAATGAAAATGGAACACCAAATAATTTAGAAAAACGTTATTTAAATGCAGGAGTTTGTATTGGTACAACGGATCAAATTATTGAAACCTATGAATGGATTTTAAATAAAAGTAATGCTTTAGATGATCAAGTGGCATTGGCAAAATATGTTTCTCGTTTTCCAGAACGTGTTTACATGGATGTAAATTCAAGTATAATTCAAAATAAAAAATTTAATGAAGAATTAAGTTTTGAAGAAAAGGATGGAAAAGGTTGTTTTTTTCTTCATTTTCCTGGTCCATCATCGTATACCTATGAACATATCAAGGCATTAAAATATTTTGGTGGAAAATTTGTTATTACAATGCCTGATTACCATTATTTAGCAAAAAAAACCTGGAGAGGAATAAAGGAAAACTGGTATTTTGTTTTATTAGTTTGTTTAATTTTGTATTATTTATTTTTGTAAATTACATTTTTACATAATTAAAAATTCATCTGGAGGTGGTAAATCTTGCAAAAAATCCAAACCAAGTTTGGGTTGTTGAACAATAAAAAAATCTTCCTTACGAAAAATAATATTTGGCATGGCTGCAATTTCACCCTTTGAAATTTGAAAATGTTTTGATTTTCGTATTAAACTTCCATATAAACTTAAAATTTTAGCCATGTAATAAATATTTTTATAAATTTCATCTTCTTGAAAATTTAATTCCATGGGATTTATTGGCCAAGAAAAAGTTTTACCTTTATACGAATCATCTGCTAAAATTAAATTTTGTAAAACATTCATAATTAAATCCATATTTGGAATTGTTTTTTCCAGTGGAATTTCATATCCAGAGACTTCATAAATTAAATTCCATAATGTTAAAATTTGTTCATTCATAGTTTCTAACTCCTTTTTATTTTTTGTTCGATTAATAGAAACATTTTCTTCTTGCATAAATGTTCGATACTTTCCATTTTGAAACACGCGATCATTTTCCAAAGGTTCAATGTCTGGTTTGCTGGGACAAACTGTAAAACGAGTTTGCTTTTTCCATGGAATTAAAGCCTTCATAAAAAAAAAATGAGTTAATCCATAAGCAATGTTTAATTCTTTTCCATAATCAATTACGGTCCAAATGTGTTCAAAAGTACGAAATAAATCATGTATGGGTGATTTTCCACTCGGGCATTGAGTAAATGTTTTATTTGCATAATAAGAACAACACGCTTTTCCATAATTAGATAAAGGGTTGGTAGAATTTTTACGAAATAACAATCGCCAAATGTTTTGATAGTATTTAATAAAATCATTCTTTGAATAAATTTTTTCATCGTCGTTAAATAATTTTCTTCCACGTTTCAAAGTTATAATTTCTCCAGGATTATAAATGCGTTGTTCTTTTTTAACAACCTTTTTATTTTTAAACTCTTTACAATCCTCTTGATATTTTAATAAAAATTTATCCATTTCATTTGGATATAAACTTCCAAATGTTTCATCATCTTTTTGATGTAAAGAAGGAGTATAAATTTCTTCACTTGATTTCATTGTTCCGTCAAATAAATCAGATAATAAAGGTGGATTATGTTGTTCTTGTTCAGATTGATTAAATAAAAGCATTGAAGAAAAATTATTTATTTTATCATTTTGAATTTCACATAAACTTGAAGTACCAAAAAAGAAATCTCCATCCATTTTAATTAAGTTTTAAATTAACTAATAAATAAATTAATAAAATATTAACCAACTGTAAAAAAAAAGGACTAAAGAAATTAAAATTACGTACTGTACGTAAATAATAACTAACTTACTTTATAATGAATGAATCTCAACAAAGTTCAATTGAATGTAAAGTTTATCCAACTTTACAAAGTGAAGGTAATCATAGAAATTTTACATTTTCAACTTTAAGACATAGACCTTTATTAGATCATATAGAAATTGAAATTGAAGGTGAATGTAAAATTGAAAAAAAAGATGATTTACAAAAACAGGAGTTAAATTTAAATTTAAAGGAAATTGATACAATTGAAGATTTTTACGGAGCTTTTATTGCACGAACAGATCAAGAGTGTAAAGATGAATTATTACATTTACAAAAAAGTGAAGGTTGGTTAAAATCTAGACATTATTGTATTACAGCTTCTCAATTTGGAACTGCATTAGGATTAAATCCTTATCAAAATCCTGATGATTTTATACAAGAAAAATTATATCATAAATTTGAGGGGAATGCGAGTACAGAATGGGGAAATGAACATGAAAATGATGCAAGAAAAATATTTTATTCTTGGATTCAATCACATTTTATATCCTTGGGATACAGCCAAATTGAATTTTTAGAACCTAATTTAATAAAATATTCCACATGTCCATGGATTGGAGTAAGTCCTGATGGAATTGTAAAATATGTAAATTCTGAAAATAAAGAATGTTGGGATTTAATTGAATATAAATGTCCATCCAAATATGAAAAAGATAAAAATCCTTATGATAAATATGTATTGGGTGTGCCTCCTCAATATATGGCACAAATTCAAGGAATAATGGGATATTGTAATAACTTTTCACAAGAATATAAATTTACAAAAGCATGGTTTATTGTTTGGACACCACATAATACATTTATAAAGGAAGTGATGTATAAAGAAGATTATTTTAATTGCATGTATAAAGAGTTACAAGAATGGTATTTTAAAAAATATTTACCAAATGTTTTTTTACAATTTAAGAATATAAAGACACAAATAATTCTTTAAAAAAAAAATATAAAAAAAAAAATGAAATTTTATTTGTTTTTAACTGTTGTTTTATTATGTATAATTTTACCTTTAGTTTACATGAATAAAACTCATTTAGGAAATTGTAAAAAAAAAGCTTATAATACTTCTGCAAGTTTTTACAAATTTATAACGAATGGATTACAATTAACTTTAAATTCAAAATATTATTTTATTCCAAATTTAAACCTTTATAAAGTAAAACCTGATTTAATTTTAAACTTTAAAAATAAAAAAAATAATAATTATGTTCTTATTAATTGTTCAGATTATGTTTATTGTTTAAATTTAAAACGGAAATATTATGATGGAAGGCCAGATTTAATAACAAAATTTCAAATAAATCAAAATTCTTTATCAACTGATTTTTTGGGAAATGTTCCATATCATGGCGTGGTGAATGACAGTTATTTTGTTTTAAATGTTGAACAAGGAGTTTGTGCATAATAATTTGTGCATAAATTAAAATATATTTGCGTTACCGAAAATAAAAATCATAAATTTTATAAAAAAAATTTAAATGGGAGCAACACAAAATGCAGTTTTTACGGAAATGGCGTCTACAGGTGAAGCAGATAAAATTTTAACGGCTGCAACTGTAGAAGAGGCCGAATTAAGTTTTTGGCGTTTTATGCATGCAAAGCACACGCCTTTTGCTTTAGAGCCTGTGGATTTTGATGCCACTGCATCTCAGGCAAAGTTTGGTGGGAGTGCAAAGTATAATTTTCCTAGAAATGGTGATTTGTGCTGGCACATTTATGCAAAAATTTCTTTACCTGCCATTGTTGGCATGAAAGGTGGCAAGGTTTTAAGAGATGAGGATGCAGTGAGTTGGACTAACTCAGTGGGTCAGGCATTAATTAAAAGTGCAACTTTAGCTGTGGGTTCTTGTGTGGTGGATTCTTTACAGGATCATTGGCTTTATGTTTGGGAAGAATTAGCTGGAAAGCAGGGTAAAAAATTAGGGGAAATGGTTGGAAAGTATGAAACTTTAGAAGAACGCCAGGCTTTTGCTAAACGTTCCCATGACCTTTATGTCCCTCTACCTTTTACGTTTACAAAATCAACTGGTTTGGCATTACCCATTTGTGCACTTCAGTTTCATCCCATTGTTATGGAATTAAGTTTTGAAAACAAGTCCAAGGTGATTGTGGGTGCAGGTCCTGGCGTAAGCGTTTATTTAAGGCCTGATGGTGTTACAGATGATGAGATTGACAAGGGTTTACAACTTTCTTTACTTCAGGATTCCGATATGACCTGTACAATGGAAGCAAATTTTGTGTATTTAGAAGAGGATGAGAGAACCAAGTTTGGTAAGGGCGCATTTGAGCAGGTGGTGGATGAGGTTCAGGTTCAGACGGCTCAGGCAATTGCAAATGCAGCCACTGGAAAATCAGAGGCAAGTCCTTCTGTAAAATCAAACATTCGTCTTCAATTAAATAATGTGGTTATGGAGTATGTCATATTTGTCCATAGTCAGACAAACAAGGATAAAAATCTTAAATTTGATTATAGTGGTCCTAAATGTGCGGCTTCTGGATTAACTTTGGATCCTATTCGAGATATGACCATTAAATTTAATAATTCGCAGAGGGTTCAGACAAGAAAAGGAAGTTTTTTTAGATTGGTGCAGCCTTATCAGCACCATTCCAATACCCCTGGTGACAAAGGAAAGAATTATATTTATACCTGGAGTTATTGCGTGGATCCTGAAGACGTGCAGCCTACTGGTGGTGCAAATCATTCAAGGATTGACAATGTAAATTTAGAAATTAATTTAGATCCTCGTATTTTTACTCCTGAGGAACCAACTGCAGAAATATATGTGTATGGCATTAACAAAAACGTTTTGCGATACAAGTTTGGTATGTTGACAAAGAAATTTGCTTAAATAATTTATTTAAATTGTTTTAATGAAAACAAAACCACAGAAGTATTAATTTTTATATCCATGTATACTTTTATAATCATTTCTTTTTTTATTTCTTTAATTTTATCATTGTCATGTTCATTCATTTGTAATTTGCGAACAAAATTTAAATAAGGATGTTGATCTTCCTTTAATAAATATTGACTATGCGATACAAGCATTAAATGTTCATTTTCATTTGTTTTTTTTAAATCATAACAAATGATTCGTTCAATGTCACGCAAAGCAATTAAACAATCTTTTATACTTGCCATAACTCCACGTTTTTCATCTGTCATTTTATTATAATAAAAATCAATTTGATCAAATAAAAAAATATCATTTTCTTCACATCGTTTACGAGAATATTCATAATAATCTTGTATATATCTCGATTTACAAACAGGATTATTTAATCCACGAACAAATGATAACATCATCTTAAAATAAAAGTAAAAGTAAAGGTAAATTGTAACTGTAAAAAAATTAAAACTAAATTTTGTAAACTTTTTGTAATTTATATTTAAATTATAAAAAATGTCTATTTATTCCTCTTATTGTTCATCAATTTATTCTCATACACCATCAATGATAAAGACTCCCATGCAATCAACAACAACAATTATTGAAAATGATTCATTGGATACATTGGATAATTCAAAACATGAAAAAAAATTTGCAGATGATGTTACAAAAGCATTAAATGAACTTTTATTAAATAATGCTCAAAGTGTACATAATTCTGAGGATGAATTTTGTGTTGTTTCTGGTTTAAATGATTCTTTAACATCAACTAAATCTCAAAATGTTTTGGAAACATTTGAATCTCTTGATTCTTATCGAAAGTTTGAAACATTTGATAATGTTACAATTTTAACGAATGAAAATTTAGAAAAACTAAATTTTAAATTTGAAAGGTATTCAAAACCTAAAATTGATTAAAGAATTTAAAAATGTTTAAAAGTAATTTAAATTTTTAATAAATTTTTAACTCCTAAATATAAATGTGTGGCGTGAATGCATTGTTTTATTAAAAATATTGTACCACAAATTTCAAAAACAAAAGAAAAATGAAAAATAAATTCATAATTTCGATCTCTCATTAAATGAAGAAAACAATATAATTCAGAAAAAAAACAAATTAAAAATAAATTTACAGGGGTATAATACCAAGAAAGAAATTTTTGTTTGGTATTTTTATGATTGTCACTTTTTTCTAAAGATTGTGTATAAACCCAATGACTTGAAATATCTAAAATCATAATAAATAACCAAAATGGTTTTTGTAATAAACTTAATAATAATGCAGTGGAAACACGATCTGTTACCATATCCATAACAGCTCCAAATTTAGAAGTTTCTTTCATATATCTTGCCACACTTCCATCAATTGCATCTAAAAAATAACTAATGGCATAAAATGGAAAAAACCAATTGTTTTGTGAATTTATTACACTTATTAATAAAAGAATTATACGTGTATATGAAATACAATTTGCATAAGAAAATATTTTCATTTTAAATAAATAAATGAATGTGTGTAATAATGATAAATTAGTCCTAAATTATTTATTCAAACATATCAGAAGAAAAGTTTGAATAGATATTTGATTTTAATGACGATTTTCTAGAAAAATGAGAATTTTGATTGGAATCAAATTCATATTCTTTTTCTTCTTCATCACCCTCAACATTTAAATCATATAAAATAGGTTTATCATCATTAAATTCCTCAGATCTTTCATTATTTAAAACTGCCCTTAGAGCTTCTTCAAAAATTAGTTTGTTTTTTTCCATGTAACGTTTTCGATTTCTTTCCTTGACCATTTTTTTTAATTTTCGATTGGCTTTTTGTAATTTTGCTTTTCGTCGATTCATACTTAACATATCATGAAAATCAAAAAATCCAAAAGGTGAAAATGTTTTTACATTGTGAGTAACAGAATCCATTATGGTTTGTTGGGAATCAACTAAAGTGTTTTGTGAATCTATAACTGTTGATTTAGTTGACTCGGATCTTACGAATTCTTTTGGAGTATCCGAATCTTTTGGATATTGATTTTTCCAAGATTTTGCTAATAAATCATCGTAAATTTTTATTTTTTTTAAATCTTGACTCATTATATTTTTTTTGAAAAAAATTTTAAAATATTTATAAAAATAATTTTTATAATTTCTTAAAATAATTTTTTAAGGAATTTGAATTTTGATTTAAACAATTTTTTTTTTTTTTTTTTATTTCAAAATTAATATACTCGTCTTGTAAATCTTCAAAATTTTTTTCACTTTTTTCATTAAAATTTTTTTCGAAAAATGAAATTTCCGAATTTTTTCTTTTTTGTAATAAACCAAATAAATTTGTTTGGTTTTTATATAAAATAACATCTTTACTTTTTTGAAAAATCTCTTTAATATCTTTTTCATCAAAAATATATTTTAGCAAATTATTTAGCGGTGTAAATAAAGAATCTATATAATATAAATAATCAATTTCAAGTTGATGAGATTCAACAAAAGAGGGATGTTCGGTTCGATCATATAATTTTTCTTTATCAGATTTAGTTACAATAAAATGAATTCGAGTTCCAATGGGTGGAGTTTCTTCTCCTCTTTCTTGCATTCTTTTAAAAGCACCAACATGCGGTAAATTATCACTAGCATAATTTGCTTTTAAAGATTTTGATAAAATGTAAGAATCCAAATTTAATTCCTTTTCAACAATTTTTTTTAAATAATTTTCAAGCATTCCTTTTGCTTGTTGTGTGTTTTCACAATTTTTTAAAAGAATGGTATTTAATATGTCTTGTGAAATATCTCGTAAAAGTTTAGGTCTATCTCTTCGAATACAATCTATACCTTTCATTTCCATTGTAACTTTATTTCCAATATGTTTCATACCTGCATAACGTTTTTTTTTCAAAAGCAAATAAGGAAAATAAACTTTTTCAAAAGCTAAATTCATAGCACTACAAGCCTCTAAAATTCGTTTGTTTTGTTTTTCATTTACATTTTCATTTTGATGTTGTTCACGGAACATTTTTCCTGCACCACCCAATGAAATTTCTCCATTTTGTAATTTATTTGTAATTTCAATGGATAATTTTTCTCCCAAAAGATTTGCTTCTTGTAATTTTACATCTTCAGGGCATTTAATCATAACAGAATCAGTGTCTCCATAAATAACAATACACCCTGGATAATTAGTTTCCACATATGTTTTTGTTGCTTCAATAAAAGCCCTTCCTTTTAAAGTTGTAACTGCTGCTATTGGTTTGCAAGGATAGACGCCACTTTGTTCATTTACACCAAAAAATCCATACACTGAATTACAAACTTTTTTTAAACCATTTTGTCTTCCATTTAATAATTCTTTTGTAAATGAATTTTTTTCAACTGCCATAATTTTTTTTACTGCTTTTCTTGCAGAAATAAGATGTTTTAATAATTTTGGTATAACACCTTCAATTGAATTAATAAATGAATACGATTTTTCAAATGTTCCGTGATTTATTGTATGTACTTCTTTATTTTCATTTTTAATATTAACTGTATTAACTGTATCTAAAATAATAGTGGAAGGACAAAGATTAAAATATCGTATAATGGAGGGATATAAAGATTCAAAATCCATAGTAATAACACAATTTTTTGGATAAAATCCTGAAATGGGTTCAATAACTGTAGCACCTTGGTATTCACTTTCTTCCCATTCATTTCCATTTCGTATGCTTGGCCAACCACTTTTTTCATTGTTTAAAACATATTCACCATATATAAATTTTGAAATTAAATTAAGAACACGAACTTGTTGCCCTGAATTAATTATTTCATGTATGGATGTAATGGAAACTCGCGACAGTTCAATCCAAGTGGGTAAATACGATAATTTTGAAATTAAAAGCAACGGTATATCACAATCCCTTGCACAATATTCAGCAATTAAAAATTTATCGTGTAAATTTCCATGACGAAATTTATTAAACATTTCTTTTGCACTTAAATCTATTTTTTCTTGGTCTTCTTTTAAATATGTTTTTGCAGCTGTTTTTAATGAATTATCTTCAGGTTGCATATCATCTTTAATAACTTGCATTAAATCCACATTAATTCTTCCTTGCATATCCCAATAACAATAAATATTTTCTCCTTTTGCCATTGTATTCATTTTTTTTTCGTATAAACAAACCTGTTTGCATAAAAATCTAGAAAGAAATAATCCACGATTCGGTAATTCACTTTCTCTTTCATAAAAATCATTTTTTGATTTAAGGCAAATATCTTTTTTAGGAGTTGTAATTTCTTCTTGATTATTAAATATTCGATGGCCTTCTTGTTCACCTTTTAATTCAATTAATAAATTTAATTTTATATCTTGCATGGCTTTAATTGATATGCTATCAAGTAATTCTTCTTCTTCTTCTTCTACAAATAAACATTTTGTATCTGATGATTTTTTTTTGTTTTTTAAAGCACATTCCTTCTTTAATAAAAACATGTTTTTAATTCCAAATTTTTTTTCTGCTTTTTTAAACCATTCTTGAAATCTATCATTTTCTTGAAATTCTAAATATAAATCTTGTATTTTTGGATATTTTTGTTTATAATATGGATTTGTTTCATTTCCACGTTCGTGTTTTGGTTGAAAATATGATTCATATTCATTGTGTAAAAATATATAATCAAACCCATAGGTATTCCATCCTGTAAGAATATCTAAATCTAAAGCAATAATACAATCACGAAATTTTTCAATTATTTCTTTTGAATTTTTACATTCTACATAAATAAAATTATTTTCTTGAGGTTTTTCTATTGCACCTTCACCAAACATATATCTTGTAATAAGAGGACAACCATATTTCATTACACTTAATCCTAAATAAATGGTTTTATCACCTTTTAAGGGATTTGGAAATGAATCATCTTCAGCATACATTTCCCCATCAAAACTTCCAATAACCAAAGGTGGAATTTCCTCTCTCAGAGATTTTTTTATATTGTTAATTTCGCATAAAATTTCAATTTGACAAGATGTTTTACGTTCAAGTCTATGCATGGATTGTTGTGAATTTATTGTAAATGTATTTAATTGTATCCATGAACTTGGATTTAGTTGCAAATCATTAATGCATTTTGTTTTAAATTTTATTTGAGAATCAGTAATTTTAAATTCTTTTTGTAAAACATATTGAGCCTTTTGAGCACTTTTAACCGATTTAAATTTACATTTTAAGTATGTAAATTTTTTAGCTTCATTAATATTTTTTTCATTTGGAATAAATCCATAAAATCTTTGTAAATGTTCCACCTCAATTTTAAATTCTTCTCGTAAATGTTTACTTTGTTTTCGATAAAAATTTTCAACGTCGTTTGATTGCCAAACGTCAGGTATTTCAATTCGTATCCAAGGTTCATAGCCTGCTATTTCTAAATACACACTGTTTCCTTCTAATGTAGATGCAAACAAACAAATTTTTGTTTCTTTTGTTTCATCTTCAAAATCCAAACTTAAATAAGGATTTTTTTCAAAAATATCTTCTTCTTTACAACTTAAAGATGAAATGTCACCATCATTTAAATACAAATCAACAATAAATAAATCTAATGTATTATGAACATTAACATTTATTTTTGGTCGATAAGTTAAACAAGATTGAATATATGATTCCATTATTATTTATTTTATTATAAATTTATTTTTTTTTTGTTTCTGGCTGGGGACTAAAAATTTATGGTGATGATTCAATAACTCCACATCCAGTTTGTGTCCAAGCATTATTTACAAGAATTAATTTTACTTTTTTATATAATATATTTATAAAATATGTATTTTGATTAAAAATGGAAGAAGCATAATTTTCAAAAAAATAATACGTTTTACCTAAATTTTCATCGATATCTTTAAATTCGAAAGTAATATGATCTCCATTTTTACAATCAGATGCTAAAGGTAATATTATATTTATATCAATCAAAGTAGAATCTTTTACAGCTAAATTATAAGTTCGATTAATTTTATTTTTTTTTATAGTTACTGTATTGGATGGATTTGTTCCCATTATCCAAGTTCTATATAAAGAAGAAGTAAAACTTGGAACATCACATTTTGTAATGTTGTTTTCAACTAAATTTATTATTATTAAAACTAATAAAGTTACATTAAAAATTAATAAAAAAGTTATAATATAAGAATTAATAAAAATAACATCTTTATGTGTAATTTTCATTTCATATTTTTTTTTACTGAGATTTTTTATTTACATTTAAAATTTTTTAATTAAAAAATGAATTTTCGGTTTCATATTTTAGGGGTTCCGCATACAGTTTCTTCAACAATTTATAATGCTTGTGCATTTACACAAAAAGTTGTTAAATTTGGAAAAATGATGACTGAAAGAGGACACACAGTTATACATTATGGTCATGAAGATTCAGATTTAATTTGTTCAGAGCATGTAACAGTAATAACGCAAAAAGATTTTGAAAAGGTTTATGGAAGCAACGATTGGAAAAATACATTTTTTAAATATAATATGCAAGATGAAGTATATAAAATATTTTTTGAAAATGCAATTAAAGAAATTCATAAAAGAAAACAACCATTTGATTTTTTATTGGCTTTTTGGGGATCAGGAGTAAAACCCATTTGTGATGCCCATAAGGATATGATTGTGGTTGAACCAGGAATTGGATATGCAGGTGGACATTGGGCAAGATGGAAAATTTGGGAAAGTTATGCAATTTATCATGCTTCTTGTGGATTAGATTCCGTTGCAAGATGCAAACAAGATAATTATTCTGTTGTTATACCCAATTATTTTGATCCTCAAGATTTTGAATATTGCAAAGACGAAGAAAAAGAAGATTATTTTTTATATTTAGGACGAGTATATAATGGTAAAGGAGTAAATATTGCGATAGATGCATGCATAAGAGCCAATGTAAAATTAATTATTGCAGGTCAAAAGGAAATTGGTTATGAAATACCAAAACATGAAAAGATAGAATTTATAGGATATGCTGACATTACAAAACGAAAAGAACTTATGAAAAAAGCAAAGGCTAGTTTTTTGCCATCTCAATATTTAGAACCTTTTGGTGGTGTACAAATTGAAAATTTATTAAGTGGAACACCTACAATAACATCAGATTGGGGTTGTTTTTCAGAAAATAATATTCATGGATTTACAGGATATAGGTGTCGTACTATGGGAGATTACATTGATGCAATTCAAGAATGTCTTTTAGGATCCATAAAGTCTGAAAATTGTAGAAAATATGGAGAAAATTTTCTTTTTGAAAAAGTTGCACCAAGATATGAAAAATATTTTAAAGATGTTATGGATGTATACACAGGTTCAGGATGGTATGCTAAAGGAAATGGATTAAAACAATTAATTCAAAATTTACCAAACGATTTTATTGATATTAATAAAACAAGTGGATATGCAAATGAAGAAAATGTTTGTGAAATAATTTTATATAGTCATTCAGATGTTGAAGATTATTGGCCTGTGACTTTTGGTACATTAAATAAATTTGCTTATAGCAATTTAAAAATTCATTTTATTACAAATAAAGATTCCTCAAAATTATTTAATAAAAGTATAAATTATAATCAAATAATTTATGATGAAAAATTAAGTTATACTGAAAGAATTGCATTAAGTTTTCCTTTTATAAAATCAAGGTATGTAATTTTAATTCATGAAGATATGTTATTAATGGATTATTTAGATAAATTTAAAATTTCAAAATTAATTGATTTTATGAGTAGAGAAAACATTGATTATTTAATGTCTTATGATACAACTTTTATGGATTCTTTTAATTCAGAGTTAGGATCAGAAAGAATAAATGCAATTATAAATCGAAAGAATGAATTTAAAGAATATAAATTTTTTAAAATGAGATTACCATATTTACAGCCAGCAATATGGAGTTTAGAATCTTTTAAATCTATATTTAATCAAAAATTAGATTTGAGTGAAATGGAAAGTGGCAAAGTTGCAAGATTATGGGGAAATAAATGGTGTTTATCAATTCAAAATTCTGATACTATTGGGCAAAGACATACAACAAATTCTTACTTTTTTCCACATTATCATGCAGGTCATCATGGTAAATATACATTTTACAAATATCCCAAATTAAAAAAATTTATGGAAGATTATGGATTGTATACATTTAAAAGGGGAATTGATACAGAATGGTTAATAAAAGTAATTGAAAATTTTTAAATGAAAAATATATTTTTAAAATTTTGTTACTAAATAAGTTATTGATAATAATGAACCTGATGCAAGAATGGGATCCGATAATATAAATGTTATTGAATCGGTTTGTAATGTTGTATTGATTAACCAACAAGATGTTGGGTTTGCACTATCATTAACACTTGAAATTGTTGCTATAACACAAGATGTTGTAGGGTTTATTCCCAAAACTGTTGTAGTAAATGATGAATTACCAAAATCTACTTCAGCTGGAAAAACTGTGTCTGTAGTTAATGATGAAGATGGACCAGTTGCCCCTGTAGCCCCTTCACCTGTAGCACCTTTAGGTCCAGTACCACCATCACTTCCTGTGGATCCAGTTGCACCATCAGCTCCATTAACGCCAAATTGTCCTGTAGCTCCAGTTGTTCCTGCACCACCAGGTGAACCAGAAGCACCAGTTGCACCTGTTACACCTGTTGCGCCATCAGCTCCATTAACACCAGTTTGACCTGTAGCACCAGTTGTTCCAGCACCACCAGGTAAACCTGATGCACCTGTTGCACCTGTATTACCAGATGATCCAGTTGCGCCTGAATAACCAACTTCACTTAATTGCCAATTTGTACTAGTTCCTGATACTGGAGATCCATGAATTTCAGTAATAATGCTAAGTTGATAATCAATTCCAAACCCTCCTGCATATTGACTAAACAATGTTCCTACGTAAATAAGACTTGACCCTGTTGTATTATCTTTAAATTGTACGTTCATTCCTGTTCCATTTTGAAATGCTGAATTATCTAAAGAATAAAAAAAATCTGTGTTAGTTGTTCCAATACTTAAATTTGTTGCAACAGCATTTCCTGTAGCACTAATTGGAAAAAAAGACATTCCAGAATTACCTGATGAACCTGTAGCACCAATATCACCAGTTGCTCCTGTTACACCTGTGGCACCATCAGCTCCATTAAAACCAGTTTGACCTGTTGCACCTGTTGTTCCAGCACCTCCAGGTAAACCAGATGCACCAGTTGCACCTAAGTCACCTTGTAAACCTGAAGATCCAGTTGCACCTGTTAAACCTGTTGATCCAGTTGCACCAAATGATGTTTCACCAGGAATACCTGTTGCACCTTGATCACCTGTTGTTCCTGTTGCACCTGTTGAACCTGCATCACCTTGATTACCAGTTGCACCTTGATCACCTGTATTACCAGTTGCACCTGTATCACCAGTTGTTCCTGTTGATCCTGCATCACCTTGATTACCAGTTGAACCTTGATCACCTGTATTACCTGTGGCACCTGTTGCTCCTGTATCACCTGAAGTTCCTGTGGCACCTGCATCACCTTGATTACCAGTGGCACCTTGATCACCTGTATTACCAGTTGCACCAGTTGCTCCTGTATCACCTGAAGTTCCTGTGGCACCTGCATCACCTTGATTACCAGTGGCACCTGTATTTCCAGTGGCTCCAGGATTTCCTGTTGCACCTTGATCACCTGAAGTTCCAGTAGCACCTTGATTACCTGTTGCACCTTGACTACCAGGATCTCCAGAATTTCCAGTTGCACCTTGATCGCCTTGATTTCCTGTTGCACCTGTTGAACCTGTAACACCAGAAGAATCTATATAAATTTTCCAATAAGGTGATTGAGATGGAATTGTATATGCATCTGTAATACTTATACTTATATAAGTTGATTTTGTTACAGGATCAACTGCAATAGTATTTGCAACATAAGAACCTTCACTCCATGTACCAATGTAATTATAAACAATTGCAGGTCCAGTTGCACCAGTTGAACCTGTGGAACCAGTTGAACCAGTTTCCCCTCCACCTGGACCTGTTGCACCTACAACTCCTGTAGCACCAGTTGCTCCACCTGCTGGACCAGTTGCACCTGTTAATCCTATTCCAGTTGCACCAGTTGCACCGTTTTCTCCATTTAACCCTGAAGATCCTGTTAAACCAGTTGAACCCGTGGCACCAGTACCGCCACTACCGCTTGGACCTGTGGCTCCAATAATTCCTGTAGCACCCGTTGATCCATTATTACCTGTAGAACCTGTAGAACCATTATTACCAGTAGAACCTTGAATTCCANNAGAACCACTTGCACCAGTTGCACCAATCCCTCCTGTTCCTGTAGCACCTGTTATACCAGTAGAACCTGTTATACCAGTTGAACCTGTTGCACCTGTACCACCATTACCACTTGGGCCTGTAGCTCCAATAATTCCTGTTGCTCCAGTAGATCCACTATTTCCTGTAGCTCCATTTGATCCATTATTTCCAGTAGAACCTTTAATTCCAGAAGAACCAGTTGCTCCAATTCCTCCTGTACCTGTTGCTCCAATTACACCTGTAGCCCCTGCAACCCCAGTAGAACCTGTAGCACCTGTAGCACCAGTTGAACCACCACCTGATCCTCCACCAGAAGGACCTGTTGCACCTGTAGCTCCTTTACTTCCACTACCTCCAGAACCATTTGGATAAAACGGATTAATTTCAATTTTTGTACTCATTCTTATTTAATTTTTTTTACTTTTTTTTTTATAAATTATTAATTTTTTGTATTTTATTTATTTATATACTTACATTTTTGCATATTTAATTTTCATCTAATTATTATTATTATTATAATAAAATGGAAAATGAATTGAACCCGCGTAGTCTAGTGGTCAGGATGTCGCCCTTTCAAGGCGAAAACGCGGGATCGAATCCCGCCGTGGGTAAAAAAAATTAGATTTTTTTTTTAAATAAAAATTTTTTGGTAAAAAAATGGGTAATACACCCCCACAAAGAAATGGTAGTGTAAATTATAATGCAGCACAACCTGCACCTGTGACAAAAATAGTTGAAAGAAATGATCCTAAATTACGTAATAATGCAATTGAAAGAATTGGTTTTGCCCTTACACCAGGATTGGCCGATGTAAATGTAAAAGGGGATTGGCGTATACCTGAACGAAAATTTGGAACTGCTGTTTTTCGACAAAATGTTGGAAGAAATGGACAAAACATTGTTTATAAACATTTTGTAGCTGAAGAAGAATGGCAGAGTGCTAAAATAGTTTTTAATCCTGAACGAGCACCTACAAGTAATATAAGAAGAAGTCGAACAGGATCTGGTCATTATGTGGCAAATATTAGANNTTCTGCACATTATGTAGACGAATATCGAAGATATTCTGATTTTCACAATAATTATCCCAATAGTGATGAATATTTAGAATATAGGGACATTTTATTTAATACTTCCATGGTAACACCCATTTCTGGAATTACTGATACTGAAGAATATTATAATGTTTTAGAATTTTGGGCTTATCCAAACGGTGAATTTTATGCTATACCAATAACAAATAATTGTACAGGAACATATTTACAATTTCAACCCTATCCANAAGAATATGGAAATCCACAAACTTATAAACCCACAATTAAACCAGGACAAACAAAACTAACCTCTCCTAATAAACAAAAAACCAATAGTAACAAGGGTAAATCGTCAAGTCCACCGTTAGAAAAATATGTTTTTTTGGCATATCAAAACAATACTTTTCTTATAACACTACCGAATTCCATTGTAAGAATTGGTCGTGATGGACAATACGTTGAAAAAAATTTAGGAATTGGTACATATGTTTGTAACAGGGAGACATTTAATATAACTGATGGAAGAATTAACAATGAAGGCAATCGATGCGAATTGTATCAAGAAATTAATTTAGACGAAACTGATATTTTATTAAATTATCCTGATCCATTAATTCCTCCTTACGCACAACAAGGCGAAAGTAAACCATGGTTACGATATTCAAGTTACAATTCTGTACCCACAACTTTACATGGAAATAGTAATACGACAGGTCAATTTTTTGGGGCAACAAATTGGGTATGGCCAAAATATTATCGGTTTTATTATTTGGCGAGTGACATGCAATGCGCAATTTCAAAAGAACCCTATAAAATTCAAAATGGTGTAAAAGTTCTTCTTTTTAAAAATGGAACAACTTTATTACCCAATAAAATAGATTTAGTTAGAACAGATCTTGTTCCAGAAAATCAACGCGAACAAAGTGAAGACATTTACGTTACATGTAATCCAGGAGCATTGGATCCAAATGGAAATACATTTTTAACGTCTATGTTTAATTATTGCGGAACTGGATCTCGCAGTTTTTATAAAGATTCAAAATATCGTCAATATCAAAATGAAGATAGAACAGATGAAGAAGGAAATAAATTAGGAGAAGCCACATTAGAAAGATGGGATTCAAAAATATGTCAAAATTATTCGAAAAAAAATATTTCAAATAATTTAGTAAATACAGCTCAAAATTTTCAAGAATGGTGTTCTCATATTGAAAATTGGACAAAAAATGGTAATTGTTTTAATATAGCCAATGCAGTAAATGAATTAAATCAAAATGTTGTAAATACAACCATTCAACAATTATGCTATGGTCCAAATTTAGATGAACCCATGTGTAAAAAATTTTGTTTTGGAATGAATACAAGTAATTTAAATTGTGCTTCACAATTGGCAAAATATTGTGGTCAATTAATACGCGATGAAATTACACGAGTAGATCCAATTTTAAATTTTGAAAGAACGGACAATAAACAAAAAGTTGAAGTTTATCAAGGGGGGAATGAACCTAATTTATATCCAAATTTAGAAAAAACAGATGATGGTTTGCTTTTAAATTATTCTAACAATGCTGTGAATCGTGCAGCAAGTGCAGTGTTTGCAGACCATCCTCAATGCCCCTGTTTTATGCCCACCTGGGTATATTCGCATTATTACAATTCTTTGGTGCAAGATTTTCCACCTAGCCCTGAATTAAATTCCTTTTTATTAACAGTGTATAATTTACCTGTTTGTACATATGGACCCTGTGCAAATAATCCTCAATTTTTTCCTCGTACTTATCCTGGAACAAACATTATAGATTCAAATGTTAAATTGGGAAGTAATTTAAAAGCTTTTGAATGTCCTTCCAATTATTATTTAAGAAGAGTTGAAAGTTTAGGAAACAATCAAAATGATTTAGCAAATTCATCCTTACAAACAGTTTTAACATGTGCACGAAATATTTTTGGTCCAATAGGAAATCAATTAGCTTTACCAAGATGTCCGATAGGTTATCATATAAGACAAAATAGTGCAGAAAAAGTTTTATGTCAATCAAACAGTAATTTTAAATATTATTGTTCACCTCATATAAATGGTGATCCAATTGTTGGAAATCAATATTGTGAACCAGATGATAAAGCTACCGATTTTGAAAATATATCTCATACATATGATTCTCCTGGTGGTCCAATCACAGTGGTTACACAATGCCCAACCCAAGCTGTTTGTCTTCAAAATGCAGTCGTTAATATTGATGGGCTAGGACAAAATGTGGTTGTAAACATTGAAAGTGACATAACGATTCGTCAAACTTGCGAAAGTGTTTTAAGTTCATTTTCATTGTTTACTGATACAAATTTAGTAACTCCTCTTATTCCCCAAAATAATATAAGTTTTTATGACATAGTTAATGGATTAGATCAGGAAGGAAAAGGATTTTTAACAGTTCAATGTCAAAGAGCAAGGGGAAATCCAGCAATACCTCCACCCATTGTAACATTTTATGGATATTTTACTATAATTAGTGGTCAATGTCAATTAATTGTGACAAAAATATTAAATGGAGATTTACCAAATAAATACGTTGAACAAATAGGAAATTTAGCGACTCATCCAATTATAGGTAAATGGGTAGCACCAAATACAAGAATTACATCTTATATTGATAATCCACCCAATGCACCTTTTTTACCCTTGGCATTTGTTGTATCGGGACAAACCACAGCATTAGGAAATGCATCAAATCCTTTATTACTTTTTCTTCAAGCTAGTGCACCTGATGTAGTACCTATAAATGATTACCCTTTTTATTATGAACCTGGCGCATATGAAACACCAATACGATATAAAATTGGTGACGGTGTGCATATTTATGAATCTAATTTTTGGCAAAATTATGAAACTGGACCTACAAAATTTACAGGAACTATATCTTATTCACAAGCTTATAATCAATGGATTTGTACAGTTAGCGGAGTAAATAAATTAGGTCCTATAACACCTGGAAAATTGCAAGCAATTAATGGAGTAAAAGCAGAAACAGAACTTGTTGAATGTTTAGATGCTGGATTAGATGGAAATGGTGCAAGAGCTTTTTACACAACTGGTTCCATTTGGAGTATAAAATCTTTAGAACCGTATACTCAAACAGTGGGACCAGTTATAATGTTTTTAACAACTAAATGTGTAAAAAGATATATTACAGGTTTAGTTGCTCAAGTTTTTTCAAATGGAAATTTAACAATTGAATGCATAAATACAAATGAATCTCAAAATCAATATCTTTGGTCAAATTCTGCCAATGATTTAAGAAGTGTAAATTCCAGTGGTCAATTAGCAAACTGTTTAACAATTATTAAAGATGAAAGTGTAACATTACCAAGTGGGGATTATACAAATCAAGATACATATTATAAAAAATATTATAAAAATTATAAAGGTGTTCAACATACACCATACTTTGATAACAAAAAAATGACATATCAAAGTTCAACGCCAACATTAGTTGTTATATTATTAATTGTTGGTTTAGTTGCAGGAGGATTACTTTTGTTTTATATGATAAGACAAAAAAATCATTTAATGAAACAATCAATTATTCATACCGATGAAATAAACATGTAAAAATATTTTTTTAAAATAGTCTTAAAATAGTCCCATTTTTTTTTTATTATATATGCTGACTTTCTTATAAAATTAATTTTTATAATGGAATGGGTTCTTTATAATGTAGCTTGTGAAAAGGGATGTATAAAATCCTTAACAGGTGATATATATATACGTTGTCTTGGATTTTTTGTTACAAAAGATGAAGCTATGAAACAAGCCAAGACAATAAATAATTATTTTGAATCTAAAGGTGAATGTAAAATAGAAATTCGTATTGTTAAAACAAAAGAATTTCGCATGCTTTTAAATGAAAATTATTCAAATGGAAATTTGGATTTAATTCATGCACGAGAAATAAAAAAACTTGATGCTTTAATACAATTTCATAAAGATCATTTACAAAAACAATTAAAAGATGTTGAATTTCGATCACAACATAAAATTGCAGGAGACATTTTATTTACTCCTGATGAAAGACGAACATATTATAAAGAAATATCAAATGAAATTTTTAAAAATGAAATTAAAACACCTGAAATTAAAACACCTGAAATTAAAACACCTCAAATTAAAACAATAATAAATGAATCAGATTGTATAATTGCTAAATTTCCTTATGATTTACAAATAAGATGTCAAAACTTTTTTGTTTTCGCATATTTAAAAGATTACATAAATGAATTATGTGATTCTAATAGAATTGATAGATGGAAAATAAATTTAAATAAAGAAAAAACACTTTATCGAAATGAAATTTTTATAAAACTTTTAAAAGAAAATTTGGATTATAAGCCTATTACATTTCACGAATTTATGAAGCAAATATATGATATAGATTCTAAAACTTTAGAAAATAAAACAGAAATATATAAATCAAATTTAGATGAAGAATATTTTAAATTTTTGTTTGATGATTTAGGTAAACATTCAGATTATTTATTTTTTCAACAAGTTTTGGATGAAATTGAAAAAAATTATATACAAAAGAATCCAGTTCCAGAAAAAGATTTTAAAGATGAGCCTGCTTTATGTTTTTTATCAGTTGGTAATACCGAGGATGATATTAATGTTTGGATAAAACAAAATAAACATATAAAAATTTGTAAAGATTATGATATTGCATGTGTTTCTATGTATGAATGGATTCGTATAAAAAATTTTAATAATTCTTTAATTAAAAAAGAATACAATGAAAATTTTTTAAATTTTTTATATGAATCAAGAAAAAATGAATTATTAGAAGTGGAAAAAATAAAAGAAAATAATCCTGAAATTTTAATAAAAAATGTGTTTTAAAAAAAAAATAATTTTTCTCAAAATATTTTTTTTTATAAAAAAAAACACAATGTCTGAAGTTATTAAGGCAGGTTTAAGTTTGGAATATGGGGAGGGAATGACATATAATTTAATTAAAATATTTTTTCCTTTTTTTACAGGTTTATTAATTCTTAATACTTTAATTGCATTTATGAATCCTAAATTAAAAGATTATACTCAAGGAAATATAAGTTCATGGCAAAGTAATTTATATACATATACAAATGCTATTTCCACTATTTTATATTTTCTAGCAGGATTTTTTATTTATACTATACCTTTATTTAAAGTGGGAGTTAGTATAGGAAGAGGTGAAATGGGAGGAATATATTCTCATTTAGTACCTGTTGTTGTACTTAATGTTTTACTTTATTTGTTACATTGGTTTTTTAGTTCTTTTACAAAATGGGATTATAATAGTGCTGCCGTTGGAAATTCAGGTGCTGAATTTCATTATTGTAAAATTGATGAAGCTTCTGAACATAACTTAACTCAAAATGCAGGAACATGTAAATGGACTAAATGGCAAGCAATTCGTGATACTGTTTGCTTTTCATTTTCATTCTTTTTTGATAAATTAGGATTTTATAATAATCCCTTTTTATACAGTACAAGCACTCAGTTTTATAATTTATGGTTTTGGATTGTTTTAGCAGGTTTACTTAAAACTATATTGTAATTAATTAAGAAGAAGAGTTTTTATAATTTTTATTTAAAAATATTTATTTTATTTTTTTAATAATGTTTTTATTAAATGATTTAGTTTCATTTAAATCATCACCTGGTATTTATCGTATATCAAAAATTGGTAATGACATTAAAGTCATAAATAAAATTTATAATTCTCCAACAAATGAAACAATGTCCATAAAAAAGGTTTATTATTTGCATGATTTAATGTCCAGAAGTAAACGAGTTTTGTACTCTGCTTTTGACAATGAAATTGTTTTAGTAAAATCATTCAAACCTTTTAAAACAAAAATTTTTAAAAAGAAGACATCAATACAAGAAGATGCTCAATTATTTTTAAATTTTTTTAAATGTATTAATTAAAATAAAAATGTAAAAAAAAAAAATGATGAAATTACCATGGTATGATACAGCATTAATAATACTTTCAATATTTTTTGTTATTGTCGCTATTTTAAATTATTTAACATTAAATAATATTTCAAAAACTAGTTATGTAGCAAGTAATTTAACAACAAATTCAAGTGATGGTGGTAATCAATTTTTTACTTTAAATTTAATATATACTTTAAAACCTAATTCAAGTAAAACGCATACTTTTTCAATTCCTAAAAATTATTGTTTATATCACATGTTTGTAACACCTATAAATGATTTTGTTGGTTCAGGAACATTAAATGCTACCATGAAAGAAAATTCAAATGTATATTTGGATAATTTTAATTGTTTTACAGATGCACAAACAGGATTAGATACAGATATTAGTATAACTTTGACTGATTTTACAGATGCTAATGCAAGTTGTCATATTAAAAATGGTTTACCAAAATTAACATTGATATCAACATATGCAAATGATTTACAAGTTTCAGTTTCAATAACTTTATCATCAATAGCTACATATTATCATTTTACAAATGGTCCTACTTAAAATTTATACTTTTATTCATTACAATTTTTTGTTCTTAAAATTAATCCATAACTTACGCCACCTGCTAAACCTAATTTTGCTGCAAAACTTAAAATTAAATATAATCGTTCTATTTTTTCAAAATTTAATAAATTTGTATAATCTGTTACATTCCAATTTTTTACAATTTGATATAATTGTATAAATCCAAAACTTGCATAATTTAATAATTGCAAACCAACCACAAAATATACAAATGCAGGAACTTTAATTTGTTTTCCTGTGCTTGGATCAATAACACCATTATATTTATTTTTTACATCATTTACTAAAGTTGTAAAACTATATAAATTACAAAACCATAAAAATACAAAAAGTAACCAACCGCTTATGGTTGAACCAACAATGACATCTTTTTGTACAAAACCTATAAACCTAACAATAGATTTTCGCATAACAGATTCTGTTGAATATCCATTAAATTGCATTGCTGCTGTAACACCTCCCATAAATACTATTGTAGTTATGTCCACAGATCCTTGCACAGCACCTAAAATAACACTCATTAAAGATGCACTCATAGCGTATTCAAACCATCGATAAGGGTTCCAACCATCTTGAATTACACGTGTATAAAACAAATTTTTATCCCAAGCATAAAGAGCATGAGCAATGGCAGTAATTCCAAAAAATACAAGGCATGAAACGATTACATTAATCATGGATACTTTTTGTGGTTGTTGAAAATTTGGTGCAACGGTACATTGTCCAGGATTTGGCGATGTTGCACTTCCTGTAGAACAATAACTTAATGTATCTGGATAAACAGGAGGTATTGTTTCTGTAATTGGACCCGCAATGCTATTTCTAAATAATTTTATGTTAGATTTAGATTTGGATTTTTTATAAACAAGGTATAAAACAAGAACTGTTACAAAAGAAAGACTATGAAGAATGCAAGCATAAATATTTAAGGATTTTAATGATAAATGTTTCATTTTTTATATCAAAAAAAAAATAAATGGTAAAAAAAAAAATGTCTAAACCTATTGAAATTTCATTTGCACCAAAAAAAAAAGAAACTTATATTGTAAATTCAGGAACAAAATATGGACATTTTTCAAAGCAAGAGTTAAAAAGTCAAGTTGGGGATTTAGAAAAAGATAATGAACCTCTTTATACAGCACCTTTATTGTTAAAATTATTTATGTTAACTTCTTCATTAAATATAAATCCTTTACATACAAAACCACCTAAAAATGCAACTTTTGATTATGATGAATATGTAAAAAATTTACCTTCAAATTATTTAGATAAAATGATACCAACTGATAAAAAATATATTACTCAATCAAAATCACCTTTAGTTTATTATAAAGGGGAAGAAAAAAAAGTTAGATTTTTTTAATTTTAAATCCTACTTTTTTTAACANGCTTTTTTAAAACTTTTTCCTTTTTTTCTTCCTCTTCTTCATCATCTTTATCTTTAATATCTTCTTTAAAATCTTTATCCTTTTCATCATTTATTTTTTCTTTATCTTCTTCTTTAATTATTTTTTCATCTTGTACTTTTAAATCATGAAATATTTCTGATAAACTTTTTTTATCTTCTTTTTTTTCAAACTTTTCATTTGTTATCTCATTTTTAATATCTTTTTCTTTATCCTCTTTATGTTGATTATTTTCAAAAGAAACTTTTATCTGCTCTGTAAATTTACTTTTTACAAAAATTTTTAATAAATCCATTTTTGCTTCTAAATCATAAACTTGAGTTTGCAATGTATAAATTTTAAATATTAAAATTGAAAATAACACAATTAAGGAAAATAAGAATATATAATTTGTATTAGAAGATTCATATTCACAATCATCAAAATACATCATTTTTTTTATATTTTTTTTTTTAACTTTTTAGTTTTTTTTTTGGGACTAAAACAAACATACTAAATTTTATAAATTAAATATTAAAAAATTATTAAATGAGAAATAATTCACATTTTTCAAAAAGACAAGGTGCCAATCATATAATAAAATCCCAACCATCTTCTTATGTAAATCAACAATCTAATGCATTTCAAACAGGAAGGATAAAATTTAATGAAGTTTTAAAACAATATTCTTTTATTCGTGTAATAGAAATAAATAATTTGCCTAGAACTAGTACAAAACATGAATTTTATTTTGGCAAGGGTGAAATATTATCAAATTCAAGAGAGGAAAGAAAACAAAAATTTGTATTTTTTGATAAAGCTGGAAGAAATAAGAGAGAAACTTTAAACATTGGCCCTTGTAAATTAGTTGATTGTGCTTGGGGAAAAGAACATATATCGGCAAAAATTGACATTGGGGATGTTTTAGTGGGTGTTCTTGTTCAAAACCCAAGGCAAAGTGCAAATGTTGACAAGGTATTAACAAATTGGTCAAAGAATGGTAAAATAGTTATGGAATTTGCAAGATTAATAGAATTTGGAACAAAATTTAATGTTCATGAAATTTCAAGATTATTATTACAAAATTCGTGTGAATTAGCATTGCAAGCGCAAAGTTTTCCATCAAGTTTTTTTTTTAATGACATGGGTGGTTATGTAACAAAAGATAGTTTACAAGCAATTGCAAAGTGTAAAGATGATTTTTATTTTGCTATTAAAATTATTCTTTGGGGTGAATTAAAAGATATGGCAATATTACACATGATTGAAAATCCAGAATTAGGAATACAAATGAAAATTCCTCCATTGCAACAAGAAATTGAGATTTGTAAAAATATTAGAATATCAGAAAAATCATTAAATTTTATTACTTTATTATCATCAAAATTAGAAGATTTTTCAATTTTAAGTAAATTTTATGAATTTTTTGATGAAATAAGTTATCCTCAACAAATTAAAAATGAACCTGAAAAATACTTAAAACAATCAATTGAAGGATATGGTGGATATTATGGAAATAAAACTCCTGAATATATTGAAGAAAAAATTCAATCAAAGATTGATTCAAATTTTTCCAGTAATTTTTCACCTCCATCACCAGATTATATACCACAAGAGAATCCCTATGTTCCATCTTCTCCAAATTATTTTCCAACTTCTCCAAAATCTCCACCTAAATTATATTCACCTAAAGAAATTAAAATGGAGTTTCCTTCATCACCAAAATCACCTCAATTACCCCAATCTCCTGCTTCTCCACCATATCATCCACAATCACCACCAAAAACGACTTCAATAAAAATAGATTTACCTTTAGATAAAAAGGAAAAAAAACCTCGTAAAAAGAAAGTGGATGACAGTTTAAAAGTAGAAGTTAAAAAAGTTAAAAAAAACAAAAATAAAGAATAAAAAAATAATGGAAATTACTTCTGCAATTTCATTTGAAGCAATTCTTTTAAGTTCAAGAAATCAATTGCTTTTAAAAAAAACAGCTTTAGAAATATGTAGAGAAAAAAATCTTCCTTTTCCTCAAACAATTGTACATTATTTATTATTTTATTCAATTAAATTTTTAGAATCAAAAATACAATTACATAAATTTTCAAATAAAAAATTGTCATGGTTAAATACTCAAATTTTAATTAAATTTTATGAAGATGTTGAAAATCATTTAATGAAAAAATCATATTGGTTAAAAGCAGAATTAGAAAAAAATATCAGGCAAGAAAACAAAGAAAAGAAAATTGAAAAAAAATTATTACTTGAAAATATTCCTGAAGAAATAATAATTGATAACAATAACAGCGGTGATAAAGAAGACAAACAACCTAAAAAGAAATTAAATGATTTATATAATTATGTTTAAATAAAATTATTAAACTACATTTTCTAAAGGAAAATATTCCCTTTCTAAAGTTAAAATAGGTTTTGTAGGAGACGAAGAAGACTTTCTTTTATAAGGCATGTCTTTATATTCTTCATTATAATAATCAATTACCACTTTATTTATTTCTTCTTGAAGGCGAACATTTTTATAAGTTGCTTTATTATTTTGGCATTCTGAGTTTGTAAAAATAAATTTAAAAATTTGTTTTCTTTTATGAATAAACAAAAATAAACAAATAAAAATTATTCCAAAAGCAATTAATTCAGAACTTTTATGTATGATATCATCTTCATAATTAAATGATGTTGTTACGTTAAATAAAGAAAGAGTATTTGAAACATTACGTAATAAAGAATGATTCATTTAATTTTAATTAAATAGATTTAAAAGATTACTAAATAAATTCTTACAGTTGTAATTTAAGGGAGGGGATTTCCTTCCCATCTTAAAAAAAAATAAATTTAAAAAAAATTAAATGGTTTTACCTTTTTTTCAAAATTTATTTGGTGGATGGAATAAACGAATTTGTTTAGGAATAAAAAAAGATATGAGTGATGGATATAAAAGATGTGGTAATTATACATCCAATTATAAAAATCATTGTTTTTGTTGGATTCATCAATTTCAAAGTTTTGGGGAATCGCATGAATGGTGGGAAGAAAGATATGAAAATTTTAATTTAAATTGGAGTGAATTTGAAAATTTTTATTTTAATTCTCGAGTTGAAGAAGAAGAAAAAAAAGAAGTTAAAAAATTAGAAAAAACTGTTTTAGAAGAGGAAGAAGAGGTTGAATGGAAAGAATTTCCATTGTATGATGATGAAGAACAAGCCGTTGAAGATTGGAAACAAGAATATTTATTATGGAGAAAAAAAATGCATTGTAATGGTGAAGGAGACATAGATGATAAAATTGAATTTAAAGGAAGTTTAAATGATTGGAGAAAAGAATTTGAAGCTTACAAATTAAAAAAAAAATAATTTAATAATTAAGATTTAAATAAAAAACTAAATAAAATTATTAAGATAAAAAATAAACTAGTAGATAACACACTTATTGTAATGGGTACCCAAACAGGAAGTGAAGTATTTAAATTATTATTATTTATAAAAGAATCAATTATTTGTTTTAAATCATTTAATTTTGTTTCTAAAACTTGACTTTTTTCATTATAGGGATTTAAACAAGATAAAATTTCATTTTTAATTAATGGTGAAACTAAATCTTTAAATTCATTTTCATTAAATGTAATTTTTTCAACATCTGTTTGTTTTTCAATTTTTTTTTGTAATTTTTCTACATCTTTTTCTAACCATAAATATTTAGTATTTGCATAAGGCATGGTTTTTTTATTATTAAAAAAATTAAAAATCTTTATATAAATACCCTACACAACTTGCTAACAATAATCCATCTATTCTATCTAAAACTCCACCATGACCTGGAATATGAAATATAAATGTACTACTGTCTTTCTTTGATGCAAAACGTTTAATTATACTTTCCGTAATATCACCAATTTGTGAAAAAAAACTTAATGCCAAAGTTTTTAAAAACAAATTTTGATTTGAAATTGCAAGGTTATAGTTGTATTGCAAACCCCAAAATACAAGAAATGGAAAAAAGGTTCCAAAAAACATTCCTCCCCAAAATCCTGGCCAAGTTTTTCCTTGCCCTAAATGCACAGAAATATACCATTCAAAAGATTTCAATTGAACACCAACTATGTATGAAAATATATCCGTTGTCCAAGTTACAATTGCCATATGAAAAAAGTGCATGGGATAATACAATCCCAAAGTTCCTAAACTATATAAGGAAAATCCCAAATATAAAAAACCTATTAAAAGAATTTTAATAGACCAAGGTGAAAAAGTATTATGTGTAGTGGCCCATAATCCAAACCATTCAAAAAAACTTAAAAAAGACACAAAAGTTAACAATGATAAAATTCCATATTTACCCAAATATATACTTAGTGCCACCACAGAAAACATAACTAAACTACTTATACTTCGTAAATAAGCATCATAACTTAAATAATATTTTCTTTTCATACTCATACCCTTTTTTGCTAAATTTTCAATTTCTTCGTGACTTGTCATTATATTTGGTGTATTTGTATATAAAACTTGTTTTAAACCTTTTTTTAAAACTTTTTAGGACAACTTTTTAGGACTAAATTTTATAAATTTAAAAATATTTTACATCTAAATCAAAATGATTTGAAGAAAGATAGTAATATGGACCCTTTACACTTTTTGAATATTGTCCACTAGCATAGAGTGCATTTTCTATACTTGTATAATAATCTTCATTGTAATAAAAACTATTGTAAAGAGACCCTTTTGCAATGCAACTTCCTGAACCAATTGCATAAAATTTTTCTGTGGGTGTATTTCTTACTTGAAAATCGGAATCAATGTTAAATAATTGACCACAAAATCCAACTAAAATACTTGCTTCCATATTATTTGTACTTGTAAATTCTTTCATTAAAGCTTTATTTTTTTTTAAAGTATGCATTAAATTAGGAATAAAATTTAAAACCATATATTCCATGGGTGAATTCCAATCATAGTGAACATATGTTAAAGGAGAGAATGCGTAACGTAAAATGTTTAATATACGATAACTACCACTTACACCCATTAAAAATCCATTATTATTAAATATTTTTTCTACATTACATGTTTCTATGTGTTCAGTATCACTTGCAGATGAATCACTTCCCATATGTATAATTCCTGTTGAATCAATTAATGCCACAACAACAGTCATTTTTAATATAGTAGACAGGAAGTTAGTTATTTATAGAAAAGGACTAATTAAATTAATTAAGATAATATATTTTTAAAAATGAATTTTTTGGGTATACCAATTATATATCCAAAAGCTCATTTAATAAAAAAACAATTTAATGAATTATTATTACAAAATCCATATGTAAATAAAGTTATAATACCACAATGGAGAAAATTAGATAATGAAGGAATTAATAAATTAAAATATAATGAAAAATATTATATTTCTCAAACTCCTTTATTTCAACATTCAAAAAGATTATTGTTATGTAAATTTAAAACAAATAAAGCTTATTTATATAATCCTGAATCTGGAGTGTTTTATTTGTTTGGTAATGTACAAATATTTACAGAAGTTAAAAGTTTTATTTTAGATGTTCAAATGGTAAGAAAAGGTTTAAGTAATGGGTTAATTTATGTAAGAGATGTGTTTGTTTGGGATTCTATTTATTTGGCAGATTTACATTTTGAAGATAGAAAACAAATCAGTGATGTAATAAGTAATTGTATTGAAACAGAATATTTCCAATGGAATTTTTATCCAACTAAATTTATTAATTGGAAAAAAGATTTAAATGATTCTTATCATCAATGTATTTTAGAAGAAAGTGAATTTCAAAAAAAGATTTTTTACAAATAATAATTTTTAATCAAATAATACATCATTTTCATTAAAGTTGGGTGGTTTAACGTTATTAATTGTAATAGGAAATATTTGTACTTTTACTTTAATTTTTATATGTTTATATTTATAAAAAAATCCTGATTTTTTTAATGTAGTGTTAAAATTATATAAAAATTGTTTAGGTCTTTTTGTTTCATCGACAATTTCCATATAAGCAAGTATGTTAGGGTCAAAAGCCATTTTAACATTAGATTTTAATATTTCTTCATTTTCATTATCAATTTCATAACCTTCCACGTATATTGAATTAAGAGTTAATAAAAGAAATTGCAAAAATTTATCAATTAATTTTTCTATACTTGATTGAGAATAAATTCCTTCATTAAATTTTTTTTCTTTACTTGATAATTTATCGTCGTCATGTAAACTATAAAAAATTTTTATTCTTGAAAGAGTTTGTTTTAAAAAAAAATTTTCATCTTCGTTTATAATTTGTCCACTTTCATACAATTCTTTAGCTACTATAGGTATTAAATCTCCCCTAATTTGTCTATTTACTCCCATTAATCTAACTCTTTCTTCAGGTGTTAAATATTTAAAAATTTCTAAAATATTATCTTTTTTTAAATCTAAAAACGTTGCATTTGGTTCATCAAAACTCATATTTTTTTTTATAAATATTTTTTTTAAAAATTAAATAAATATGTCACCAAAAATAGAAAAATTTAGAGTTGCATGGAAATCTTTACTTACAAATGCAGAAGGACATGGATCATATTGTTTTTATTTAAAAAGCACGGCTGAAGACTTTGCATTTTCAATGAATAATCAAATGCCATTAATTTTTCATTGGGTACAAAAGAAAAGTAAAGGTAGGGTTTATAATTAATTAATTTTTAGAATTATTTAGAAGATGTATTTGGAAAAATTCTTATACGAGGAGCTTTATCTTCAATAATTTCTATCTGGGTTAAATTATATGGCTCAACTTTATGAACACCATTGGTAATTTCAGGATGTGCCACCGATTCTTCAGATTCTTGAACAACCTCTGTTTTATATTTTTGTATAATTGATTCTGGAATTCTTGGCATTGTTTCAGATAAACGTTTTAAATCTTCTTTAATTGATTTTAAAAGTTGTTTGGGAGACATACGTTGATGCCTTGGTAATGACATTTCAATGTTTACAAGTCTATGCATTTGTCGATATGTTACATCACTAAGTCTATGTCCTTCAGATCTTTTTCCATAACTAAAATATGAATTAATTAAACCTAAAATAGATACTAAAATGGATGCTCCACCAATACCTACACTAGCAGCTTGAGTATTTCCTGGAAAAAGTGATGAGGAACCTACAGATGCTGCACCTGTTATGGTTGATATTATAATAATAGGAATTTGTAACCAATTATTTCGTATTGTAAAATAAACTTCACTTTTATTATGCATCCATGCCATTCCCATACATTTTTCTGCTTCTTCACATAATAATTTTTCTAATGCATCATTCCATTCAATTTCTTCTTCTCGTTGTCCCTTGTCTTCATCATTTGAAGAAGATGAATTTGGTGTTTCAGGAGGCAACGCACGTTTCATTTTTTTTTAAACAAAATTAAGTTTTTTTATACCTATTTTGTAATATTTTTTATTTCTATCATCATGGGGTTCTAAAGTAATAATAATTTCTTCATTTTTATTATGTTTAATTATATTTTCAATTTTTTCTAATAAAATAGAATTTTCTAAATTACGTTCTAACAATAATTCATTTAACAACGGTTTTTTATGAAAATCATATGTAACTTCTTTAATATTACTATGACTATCACCATAATCTAAGTCTAAATATGAAAAAAATTTTAAAAACAAGTCTTTATCAAAATTTTTTATTTTAAAAGAATTTGATCCAAAAACATGTCCTGTATGATTTATATAACTATCCTTAAATTCTGTATTATGAAATTTAGCTTCAATAAATTCTAAATAATATAAGTTTCTAGGAATATTTTTTTCACCAATATTTTCTAAAAATAAATTCTTTACTCTTTCAATATTAAATTTATCAAACATTTTATAATGTATAATGTGTGTTAGTTTATAAATTAATAAATCTTTTCTTCTTTGTGGATTTGATTCTTCATCTTTATTTTTAATAACGGTATTAAAAAATCTATTTACTTGACCAAGAGATTTAACATCTTTTGTATTTAAATTGTTTAAAATTATATCAATAACATCTCGAGGAATTGTTTGAAGTGGACTATAATCACCAAAAAAATCAAAACTTTCTTCCATTTTTTTATACAAATTTTTTTTTAAAAAGGGAAAAAATAAAGTTTTAATTCCAAAATCGTCTTGAAAACCCATTCATATCAATATCATTTTTTGTTAAAATACTTGCAGCATCATACATATGATTAAATTTAAAATATTCTTTTAATATAGTTTCAGTAAAAGGTGTTTCCATATTTGGTGCTAATTTTTCAATGTTTGTTTTTTCTGCAATTTTAACAATATTTAAATTTGTTTGAACTTTTTTAAATTTTTTACGAAATTCTTTATTGTGTTTAATACGAAATTCTTTTAAAGCTTTTTTTATAGTTTCCCTACGTTTTTGTTTTAAAGATGTATGATAAATATGAAAATCTTTGATAGATAGATTTAAATGATTTCGTAAAGATTTTAAATCTGAATTTCGACATCTATCTTGTTTTACAAGAGTGTCTAACAAAATCCATTCAAAATCATTGTTAGGAGTTTCTTCTAAAGTTTCATTTGTAAATAAAATATAATCTTCTGATGATTTATTAACCAATTCTTTTCTACACATGGGACATTTTTCATTACGTCGAAAAGAACTTATAATACAATTTGTATGAAATGCATGACCACATTTTAATCGTAAACATGTTGGATCATTGGTATCAACGCAATCAATACATTCGTTTTCATCTGTATTTTCATTTATAACATTTTCAATATATTCATTGGTTTTTATTTCATCAAAACAAACATTACATTTAAATGTCATTTATTTATTTATATGCAATTAAAAAAATAATATTAATCTCACTAATTTTAAGTTTTAAGTTTCTTCATCAGAGACTTGCGTACCTAACTGCGTTTCATCATCTTCTTCAATTTCTAAATCTTGAGATTTTTTAACTTTTTTCAAATAAATATTAGACGATTGTTCTTGTGGTAAAGTTAATAATTTTTCTTCCAAACTTTGTAAAATTTCTTTTTTATGTAAAATCCAAAATTTATTTCCTTGATTTGCATTTGACCTTGAACGTTTTTTTGACGTTGATGAAGAGGTTTGTAATGCAAATGATTTGCAACATTCAAGTAAATATTCTTCAATAACTTTTAAATTAATTTTAGGTTTTTTTACAGTTACTTTTTTTGTTAATGAAAATGGAGTTTCATTATAAGAAATTTGTTGTGCACTTACATTTGCTTTTTGTAAATATGAATCCACATTAACTTTAACCTTTTCTAAATCTTGTGTTTTTTCTTTTATTTCATCTCTGGATTCAGAACGAATATTTTTTAATTTTAAAGAGTTTTCTACAAAATCTTGTGCAACTGTATTTACTTGAGCTGTGGCTCTTATAACATCGTTTACATTTTTTCCTCTGGGTAGAGATTTACTTACAATAACATTTTCAGTTATTGCCTTTGTCATAAGTTTTAATTCATCAATGATTCCTTGAATAAAAGGTTCAAATCCATATTGTTCTTCTTCAACTTTAACCTCATTAATTTTTTCTTCATCAAATACATTAAATGCTTCGCGTAATAAATCAAATGTAATTGGTAAAGATTTAGTTGTTTTTGTTAATCTTACATATTTATCATCTTTAATTTTTACAACTTCTAATTCATTATTTATCATAAATTCTTTTAATTCACTTTTTTTAGTTTTATTTTCAAGTAAAATAGGTTTTGAAACAGTTTTAATTTCATCTTTTAAAGATTTTATAGTTGTATGCAATTCACAAAATTGTTTTAAATCTTTTTTTTCTTCATCTGTAGGGACATAAGAACTTGCCATGGATACATAAGATTCTTGTGCAGCTTTTAACATTTCTTTTGACATTTTGTTTTTATTTTTTATTTTTAACCAACTTTTTAATTTATTTATTAGTCCTTTTTCATTCTTTTTTGTAATAAATTTATTTATCCTTTCATATATAATTAAAAGAATGAATTTGTTTTTAAATGAAACTCAAATTGAATGGGTAACATTTTCATTACCATTATTAAAAACTGAAGATTTTTTATTTTTAACTTTAAAGGGTGGTTTATTAATTGCCAATGTTAGTGTATATAGTTATTTGTTTGCGGAGATTTTTTTATATGTTTTTCATAAAAGATTAAAGGCAATTTATAAAACAATTTATGAAGATAAATTTAAATATATACATGATACTTGTACGGAATTAATGGATAAGTTTAATTTGGCAAAGGTAGAATTTTCACAAAAAGATGATAATAATGAAGAAAAAAATTGCGATGAAATGGAGGAGCAAAACGAACAAAATGAACAGGATGAAAACCAGCAAGACTGTGAAAAGCAGCAAGACTGTGAAAACCTGATTGAAAAAGAAGATCAAAACCAAAATGATCAAAACCAAAATGAAGATAGTTTTATTGATGAAACGGAATGGAAGAATGAAATTATAAATGAAACGTTACATAATACAAAAGATTTTGTAAATGAAGAAACACGAAATTTATGGATTGCTGCAGAAAAAGCCACGGCTGAAAAATTACAAAATTTAACTTTACAAGAGGAAGAAGAATTAAAAAATAAAATTAAAGAAATTTTTAATAATTTATCTGAAAAGTCAAATGAAACTTTTAAAATGCCAGAAACCATGGAACGTATTTGTTCTAAATCATGTTTATGTTTAAATGAGAAGAAAATAATTGAATGTGAATGCCATACAAATTTAGATACTTTAGAAACTGTTTTAAAAACAAACTATGTTGAAAAACAGGAAATGGATTAGGATCTTCTTAGGTTTAATTTAAAATTTACATAAAAGATTACACCAATTTTCAAATTCTGCAGGAAAAAAATGATCGCCTTTTATAATTTGTAAATTTGCAAATTGATTTAAATTATTTTTATCAATCATTTCTTGTAAATGTTTACTTTGAAAAATTGTATCTTTATCACCTTGTAAAATTTGTATAAAATTTTTTTTTTGTATTTTGGTTTTTAAATATTGCATGGCTTGTTCATTATCTAAAATGTTATTAAATGCATAATTAATTAAATTTTTAAAACTAGTTTTTTCAAATGTAAAACTTAAATTTGGATATGTTGATATTAATAGTATTCCTTTTATTTGCTTGAAACATTTTTGATCTTTTTCATATAATTCTTTGCAAGTCTGTAATGCAATTCCTGATCCAAGAGAATGTCCAACAAAAATAAATTTATTTTTTGGAAACATGGCTTGTGCATAATGAAATAAATCTTGTGCTTTTCCAATCATTTCATTTAAATCATGAATTTTATTTAATTGCATGGAAAATATAATGGAATTTATACAATTACAATTTTCAACTAAATAATCTTTTATTCTAAATTGAACATCTCTTACACCTAATCCGCAAAAAAATATTAAAATTGGTTTTTTTAAATCAATTTCATGAAAATTAAATGTTTTTAACGAAATATAAAATAAATTTTTTTCAAATTCATTATATGTAAATGTAGAATTAAATTTTTCTAAACATTTATTTTTACAAACCGTTTTAAAACAAAATAAATTTTGTAAAAGATGAAAGGCTAAAGTTCCACCTTTAAAATTATTTTCTTCCATTATTTTTTTTATAATTAATAATTTGTTTGTTTCCATAAATAATTTAATCCATCATGAAAATTATGGGATGGAGTTAATGAACGAATTTTATATTGTATTTCCCCACCATTTAAATTTCGTGATAAATTATTTATTAAAGTTTTTATTTCACAAGTTTCTGAACAATATACAAAACCTCCCATAAATTTTAACTTTTTTAAATTACATTTACAACCACCACCCTGTAATTTTGTATCAACTAATTTATTAAACGTGGAATTTTGTAAAGTACATGTATCGCTACAACTTAAACCACCTAAAATAGAAGTTTTTTTATTTAAAGAACAACTACATGTTCCACCTGAAACTTTTGGTAAATCTTTAAAATTTATAAAACCTCCTAATGACATTTTTTTTAAATAAAAAATTTTTATAGTCCTAAAAGTATTCTAAATAAAATTATAATTAATTAATAAAAATTAGTAAATGAAATCAGACAGAAATTTAGATATATTAATTATAAAAGATTCAGATATACCTCAAAATATAAATAATATAGAGGAATGCTTTTTTGAAAAACATTCTAATATTACAATAAATATAAATAATAATAAATATAAAAATTTTTATGTACAATGTAAATCGTGTGATAGTTTAGGACATTGTCAAGGTTCAGGTTATATATGTAACTGTAAATTTAATGTTTATGAAATATATAATTTATGTCAATGTGTTAGTTGTAATGAAATAACTCCATTTATTACCAGTGATAAAAATGAAAAAATATCAATGTGTCATCCAATTATAAATATTAATGGAGTTAAAAATTTAAAAAAAATAAAAAAAAGATAGAAAAATATATATGACATTAGTACATACATCTCCAATTCCAGAGGTATCTATAAAAGAATATAGAAATATTTTAAATTTAATACGTGATAAAATAGAAAATCAAGATGTTTTAAATCCATTTAAATCTACAGATTTGGTATATAAAGAAAATACAATTGGAGAGTTTTGTATCAATGTTTTATTGGGATTAAAAGAAAAACGAAAAAAAAGTAGACTTAAAACGTAGGTTTAAAACGTAAACTTAAAACATAATTTAAAATAATTGTTTGCATACATATTTTTATTATTTATAATTCATTTTCTACATTAACCAAAGCCTTGTGAACTTTTTTACCAAGAAATGTTTCAGGTTCAAATTCTTTAAACTTTTCTCTTCCCAATTCATCCCTCATTTTAGCCATGTACCTTAATGCTTCAGTAAAATCATCAACTTGAACAAAATTAGGAGATTCAGGACGATAACAGCATGATTCCTTACATTCATTTTGTTGTAAAGATGATTCTTGATAATGACTTTGTAATTGTTGTTGTTGAGGTTGTGGTTGATCAAATCTTTCTTGTTGAAATCTACCACCATCATCTCTTTCATTTCTTGAACGTTTATGTCCTAAAGTCATTCCAGAATTAAATCCAGACATTAAAAGTCCAGGGGGTTGTAATTGTTGTTGTTGTTGATGCTGTTGATGCTGCTGTTGTCCATGACCACCAAATGTATTTGTAAATCCTTGATTTCTTTTTGAATCTTTAAAAAAATAAAAACAATCAACTTGTTTATGACCAATCTTTTTACAATAATGACATTGCAAAGGTGGAAATCTTCTTTGTTGTTGCTGCATTTTAATTTTAATAATAATAATTGAAGTCAAAGTATGAATAAAATTATTTCGGTTAATCCGAAAAAATGTTTAGTCCTTTCGTCCTAAAAAAATAATTATAAACAAATGTAAATAAAATAAATGTATGACTAATAATACATTACGAAAACGAATATTAACAATAGATAGATGTTCTATATGTGGATTTATTGAAAGAAAAGAACTTTTAGACATTGATCATAAAATACCTCAATGCGAACAAGGTCCTAATGAAGATTGGAATGTTTGGCCAGTTTGTTTAAAATGCCATAGGATTAAATGCATAAATGAATATGAATGGTTAAATCATAAAAATGAAAAAAAATGTTATAGTTGTAATAAAATATTTAGTAAATATTTTTTTTCAGATTTATTTTGGTGTAATGAATGTTTAAAAATTTCTTTACATTTAAGAGTTATAAATTTAGAATGTATTATTAAAAATTTACATAAAAAATTTTTATTTTCTTAATTTAAAATTATTTTTTTAATTTTTTTTTTAGGATTTTGATCAAGTGTATTTAAATACATTTTTTCCATAACTCGTGAAATACTATCATCTTCTGTAATACTTTCATTATCACTTAAAACAAAATCATCAATTACAGTTCCTAATTTTTCTACCTTTTCAAATTCGCATGGAGTTGTTAATTGTAATGGAAATGTATCTTTTTTTTCTTCTGTTTCCTCTGTTTCTTCTCTTTCTAATAATACTAATTCCTTTTTTTCTGTCAAAGATATTTTAGTGATTACTGTTTTATCTTTTTCGGCAAATTCTTTTTTGTCCTCATTTATTATTATATTTAAGGGCAAAGGTTGAATTAAAACTTCTTGAACTTCTAATTGTTTGGGTTGTATTTCCAAACAATCCATAAATAATGTTTGTCTAAATAAATCTCTTAAAATAAAATCTTGTTCAATAGAATGTAAAGAAAAATAAGAGCCATTTTGAATTTGTTTAATGGGAATTAATTTTTTTAAAAAACATTTTAGAAATACATAGATATCTGGTGATTTAACAAATATATTTTCATCCTTATAAATAAACTTTTTATATAAATCAATAATATAAATTAAATCATCATTTAATTTAGGAAATTTTTTGTTTAATTGATTAAAAATAGTTTCTAATTCATCCTTTGTATATTCCTCAATTAATAATTTATATTCTTCTAAATTTTCATTATAAATATTCCAAATATTTTCTAATAAATCTAAAATAAAATATTTTATAATTAAATAAAATTTTTTTACATTTTCATCTTGAAATAACAAACCTTCAGTTGTAACTAAAAATTCCATTTCTTGTTTTGATTTATCTGTCATATAATTGAATGACATTTTTATTTTTATAAAATTTTATAAATTTAATTTTTTAAACTTATTTAAAAAAAATTATGTCAAGGTAAAATTCAGGATTATTTATATCTTTTATTTGTAACAATGATTCATTGTCAAGCATCCTTTCATAACTATATACATAATAATCTGGAATAAACAAAATTCCTTTTCCAATAATATTTCCATTTGAATTTATACATACTATAAAATTTGTATTTGTTAAACTTTTAAATGTTAAGTTTTGACAATTTTTAGTTTGAATCCATTCATGTACAATATCATCTTGAACAATTAAACCTTCACCTATGTCACCTTGACATTGCATTTGATCACCAAAACAACACTTAAACAAATCAGAAATTAAATCAATAGGAGGATATGCCATTAAATTTATTTAAAAATAAATATTGTTTTAGAAAAATTTTTATAAGAAGATGATGGTTAGGTAAAAAATGTTTAAGTACCGTGCACGCAATAAATACTTCATTCCTTTATTAATTTTATTAAAATGGATGCGTCCTCAATTGCTGCAGCAGAAATGATGGTGGCTGCTACTAAAATGATGGAGAAAGCACTGGTGCTGTCAAAAGGTAAGTTNTATGCGCGCATTTTTTTTTTATGTCACTTTTTATATATCGTGCTTACCATACACACCTTTAAACAAACTTCCCACCTTTCCAACCCATGCAGCTTCCGTAATTTCACCAACCCTTGCAATTCCTGCCATACCAGTCAAGGAGGATGTGACGCCTAGTCAAATGCAGCAATTTCAAGTCCCCAACAATGCCCAGCTGTACAACCAAATGATGATGATGCAAGCCCAGCACCAAGCCCAGATGCACTACATGCAGCAATGCATCATGCAGCAGCAGTCTCATTACAACCAGCAACAGTACTCGGGGCAGTACTATGCTCAGGGTCAAGGCCAGTATGCACCTGGTTTCACCCAGCAGTACGCTGCTCAACCAAGTGCACCCCAGGAGCCAACTCAAGACGCTTCCTTGCCTTCCACGGGTCAAGCACCATCTTCATCTGCATCCCCCACACCTGCGCCTACTTCACAAGACAGCATTCCTCAGCTGTCTTCATCACCTACTGAGGACCCACGGTCTTCATCACCTGTGATTTTTTCCAACATCATTAGTGAGACCTCTAGCGTGGTGACACCCTCTGCCATTCGTCCCTTGCGCGCACCCACAACTCCTTCTCTGTCCATTTCATCCATCCCCACCATTTCTACATCCTCCTTTTCCATTGTGGGAAGTGAGAAGGATTCTCCTTTCATTATTAAAAAGATGAAGGAGTTTAAGGATTTTTCACCCAAGGAGGATCACGTGCGCTTTTGGTGCAAGTGTGACACCTGCGTGTTTTTTGCCAAGAATGGTGTGGACATTCGTTTGGAGGGGCACATGAAGTATTTGATCATGGACAAGAAGATTAATTTTCTTTCCTTTTTTTACCGTACAAGGTGCAAGTGCGGCAACAACTCCAAGGATTGCCCTGTTCCTCCTAACAAGTTGAGCATGTTTTATTCCCACAAGGATGACAAGGACTTTAATGATCCTATGGTAGTTTTGGATTGGGGCAAGAGGTGCCAGCGTGCGCACTGCTGGAATCCCAGCTGTGATAGGACTCATTTTCCTTTTACTTTTCGGGGTGACAGGAAGTTTTAAGGTTAATTCCTTAAAAATTAAGGATTATAAGGATTAAAAAAAATTTTACACAAAATAAACATTAAAAATCTTTTAAAAGCATGTCAACTGATTTTATAAACAATGAAGTATTTTTTTCAATAACAAGTAATTTATACTGAGATGCAAAATACCATTCATGTTCGTTGAACCCATCACAATTATAAAAATCTAGAATGGGTTTATAAAATAAATTCCATTCAAATAATCTTGAAGCATTAAATTTTTCTGAATCAACACCTATAAAATTTAATATTTTAGGAATAGATTCATAAAAACTTATTTTAAATTTTTCTTCTTTACAAATTTCTAAAAATTCATTATTTTTTAATTCATAGTTATTATTTAAAATACATAAAATTCGTGACTTATCTTTTATTTTTTTTTGTAATTCACAAAACATAACTTTTAAATCATTTACATCTAATGCTAAATGAAGAATATCAAAAAAACAAAAAATGTCAATTTTTTCTTTTACTTCCTCCCATGGTTTTGGTGAAAAAATGTCGCCTTTAAAATGGCAAGGTTTTAAATCCATACAAAAATATTTTGATACTCCTTCTTTTATCCAAATAGATTCATGATTATGTTCATGGCACGAACCTAAATCTAATACATTATAAATATAATTTTCTAAATCTTTAAAATCTAAAGTTATAAAATTTATAAGTAAATGTTTTATAATAAAATTTAATTTATTTTGTTTTAAATTATAAATTTCATTTAATTTGTTAATTTTTTTTATTTCTCGATTCCAATCTGGTTCATTCCATTGAGTACGACCATCTAAACACGAAAAAAATTCTTTTCCAGTTTTTTTTGATATACCCCTTGTCCAATTTTTTGTTATCATTCATTTAATTTTATTATTTAAAAATAATATTGTTAGGGACTATTATGTAAAAAATATTTTGCGGTAAAGAATTATATAATTTTAAATTAAATAAGTAAATAAAAAAATGCAGGGTTGGCGTAAAGGTTTAGTAACACAAAAAAGTTTGCCTGAAATAAATGCGCTCCCAAAACCCAATGAATTAGAAGTTGCACCAATTGCTCCATCTTTACTCCCTAGTTTAAGTCATTCAAGCGTACCTTTATCATTTAAAAATGATGGGGAAACAAAACCCGATGTATTAAGTTTAGATACAGCACCAATGCAATTTTTTAATACTTGTTCAAGTTTATCTAAAAAATGTTTAGAATATTTTCCAGATGAGCGAGCAACGTTAGAGCCAACTTTAGCAATGATGGGATTTATAAATGATAAAGAAGTTGAAAAGGAAAATATTGTGGAGATGGGAAATTTTATGATGAAATCATTTTATGAAATGTTTTCAAAACATTTTGATTTAATATTAGAAAAAAATGAAACTTTTTTTGATATTGACAATGATATATTAAAGTCTATGGATTTAAAGTCTAAATGGTTGACATTAGATGAAAAACAGAAAGGTGATACATGGAAAGAAATGATTTCATTAGTTCAATTAACAAACATTGGGAAAATGTATGATTTATGTCCTTCAAAAATGATGACAATGATTTCAAATATGGCACAAAAAGTTTCAAAACAAGTTGAAAAGGGCGAGTTGTCAATGGAAAACATAAATCCAATGGAAATTGGACAGAATATGGTAAGTTCTATGAGCGAGGAAGAAATTCAGGAAATAGGTAAGACATTAATGAAAAAAGAAAATTTAGAAGATATGATGAAATTAATGCAAACCAGTATGAAAGGAATGCAAAACGGTTTTGGTGGTGGTTCAAGCGATGGAATGCCAAAAGGGTTTCCTAGTTTTGATTTAAATGCCTTGTCAAGTATTGCAAGCATGCTAAAATAATTTAGTAATTTTTTTTATTTATCGTATTTTTAATTTTCGTTTGGAAGATTTGGGTTTTTCTTCTACAAATTGATCAACATCTGCTATTTCTAATTTTTTACTTCCTAATCTAAATATTCCTGTACTTGAAACTAAATAAACCAATTGAAAAAAGTTATATAGCATAAAACCTAAATAAATGCTATTTAATTCAACTTTTTGTGTTTCTTCATTTAATATATATAAATTTTTGGATCTTTCTTCTTGAGAAACAATACCAAATATGATTCCTATTACTCCAACAAGTATACCATTTGTTAAAGTAAAATAATTAAAAAAATTTTGTTTTTTTTCTTTTTTAGATTCTATTTTATTTACTAATTTCCATTGCAAACTTTTTCCAGATTTAGGAGGATGCGATGTACCATTATCTTCCATACATTTATATTCTTCCAAAGTATAAGAATAAGGTAATTGTAATTTTAAAGGAAATCCCAATAAACTTTCAGTTAAAGGAAGTTTTGTTTTTTTCCAGTTTACAGTTCCTGCAAATACCGTATCATCTTTTTCGTAATATTGCTTTTCTTTTATAATAGATCGAGTTGAAATAAGTTGCCACGATGGTCCTTCTTTTAATGCTTGAACAGTTTTGTAAAACATTAAATTTAAAGTACTTGAAATTAAAGAATGAACGCCATTAATAAAAACTGCAGAAAAAGATAAAGTATTTAAAGCAATGTCTAATTGGTTTACACTTTTACCAAAACTAAAATTTTTTGCTATAATATCACTAATAAATTTTTCTTTTCGTAATCGATCTTCATAATTTAATCGTTCTACAGTTTTAAAATATTTGGAAGCAAATAATTTTGTACTTTCAAATACTCCTAAAACATTTTCTTTAAATGTTTTTGTAGTAACTTCTTGAATAAATTTTTGAGAACTATTTATTTTGGGATAGGCAATGTTATAAAAATATTCATCTGATAAAAATTTAAAAAACCAATTTAAAATATAAATAAAATTTAATTTTGAAAATTGTAATGATTCTACAAAATATTTATAAGATTCAATACCATCTTTTGCCCAATATCCTACATAAGGTAAATAAGATGCAATTTTTTCAATTAAATTTAATGGAAATGTTTTATCACGAATTTCAAATTTTAAAGCTTCTTGATCAATAAAAAAATAAAGTAAAAGTATTATGACAAAAAAACTCAATAATTGAATTAATTTTTGGCTTAATAATTGTTTTTTAAAAGCAAAACTTTCAATTCCTGGAAAAAGCAAGGAAACAAATAACAAAGGGGTTTTTAAAGCTTGATAAGTTGTATATGTAGTTTGCGACGTTGTGGCTTTTGCAATAAATTTTGTAACATCGTCAGTACTTACACTTACAACGCCGCCTTTTAAACTTGAACAAGTTTCATTTAATTTCCAAATATTTTCAATTAATTCATCTTGCAAATTTTGTAAATCCATTTTTTTTTATAAAAATAATTTTATTTTTAAAATTCGATAGAATGTAAAGATTCATTGCAACGAAATGAATAAAAATAAGGATGTAATAGTAACGAATCAATATTTTTTATAAAATTAGTTTGATATTCTTCTCTTAAACGACTTTCACTTGTCATTGAAGTTGGATTAAAATAAAAAGGTTTAATAAAATCATTTAAAAATATTTTAAAATCTTCCATATATAAATCATTTGAAGAACATTTTAAAATATCCATGCATAAAAGATGAATGTCAAATGCAATGCATTCTTTTTCATATATGCCAAATTTTAATTGTAAATCTTCTTTAAATTCTTTTTTAAAATTAAGTGATGATTTACCAATCCACCAAGCATTTTCAAAATCAATTAAAACTGTTTGAACCGAGGTAGGAACAGAAAAATAACGAACACGTTTATTGTCTAAAATTATATGCATTTTTGTAAAAGAATTTCCATTCCGACATAAAATGTTATCTGTTTTAAAATCATTATGACGAAAACCAGGAATTTGTTTTTGTAAAAATCTTAAACTAATTAAAATTTGAAACAAACAACTACGAAATTGTATATCTTCACAATCCAAACTTTGAATAAAATTACGAAAAGTTCTAATTTCATTATTTAATGTTATGCATTTTGTAAATAAAAAAGAAGACGTTGAATGTTTTAATGTGTATTCTTTTTGTATACTAGGAATTGACAATTGTTGATAAAAATGTCGAATTCTTTCAGGAATAAAACATGTAAGAGTTTGCAAAGTAAAAATCTCATTTTTTATTAATTCTTTAAAAACAGTATTGTCTTTAGTGTAAAGCTTGCATACAATACAAAAATCTTTTAAATTTTGAATAGTTAAAAAACAAAATTTTATTTCATTTTCAAATGAAAATTGTGCAATTGTTTCTAAAAATTCTAAAAAACTAGAACATTCATATTCTTGAATGGGAGATTTAAATGTTTTTGATAATGTAAATGAATATTTAAGCATACTTTTTTTTTACAACAAATTCAAACGAATTGGGTTTTAACGTGGATTTTAATTTTTCTTTCTCTTTTTCTTTTTCATCGTCAGAATCCAACTGTATTAATGTATGACGTTTTCCAATTACTTTAGAAGGATCCATTTCATAATCTGTTCGATCAGTAAAATAATAGTCTGATAAATCCCAAAATATTTTTTTTCCAACTTTAAATGGTTCTTGATGTAATTCAGCTCTGTAAAAAAATATACAATTGCTAGGATTTATACTACTTTTTCTCATGTCTAAAACAATGCAATCAAATCCTTGGGCACATTCATCAAACACTTTATTAAAATCTGCAAATTTTGGAAACATGGCAAAATATTCCTTCCAAAGTTTTTCTCGTTCTGATCCACTGGAGGTATTAAAAACAAATAAAATATCAACATTTCCTCGAATATCAGGTGGTGCATCTTTTATATATTGCATTGCATTTAAAAAAAATAATTTCAAATGTCTTCCTAATTTAAAAACCTTGTTTACATCATTGGATGCCAAAGCTTTTTTGTTTTTTGTTAAAACATTTATGGATTTTTCACTCATGCAGTCATCCATAATTAATCCTGCTTTTAAGCCTTTTCCATTGGCAATACATCTTTTTTGCCATTCAAGGATATGTCCTAATTTATTATCATCAAAAGAATGAAAAATCATAGATTTTGGAATAAAAAATTCTAAATTATGATTTGCCATTTCAGTTGGATTCATTCCAATAATAATTTCTAATTTATTACGTAAATGATATAATAAATCGCGAGTTAAAGTTGTTTTACCAGTATTTCTTTTTCCTACAATTAAAACTGTGGCATCAACGGGCATAGTTGAAGGATCATATTCCGTTATATGTAATTCTGTTTTTTCCATTCATTTAAAGGTTTTTTTATTTAAAATAAAAATATAATTAAAATTTTTTAACTTAATAAGAACTTTCAATTTCTCCTTTACAATACATGCACCTAACATTATACTTTTTAAATATATACATAATAATTTCATGTTTAGCTTCCGTATAATTATAAGCTTCTTTTTCACCACGTGCTCTTGGTTGTTCTAAAAAAAATTCTGGTCCTTTACTATTTTTATCTAATGAAATTTTTCCATAACGTAACCCTTGAGCAACACGATAAGGTCCAATATCCTCTGATTCATCTTTACTAGCATAAGATTTTGCAAATTTATCCCATGCATTATAAATATCTCTATTTTGTTCATACGTAAATTCTTTTACATCTTAACATCCACCATTTAAATTTTTATTATAAGAATAAAAATTTCCAGCTTCTAAATAATTTTTTAATTCTAAAGTCATTGTTTTTTTTTTAATTTTTTTTTTTTTTTTAAGAACAATTTATGACCAATCAATTAAAAATCCTTGTTCAACTTTTTTAACCAAGCATCCAGGAAATTTAGATATAAATTTAAATTTTAAATCATCATTAGAAAAGTATTTATCAAGGTTTTGTTTTTGTTCATATTTAAAATATATCTCAACGTATGTAAAAAAATCACAATAATAACAATCAACATCTCCTTCTTTAGCCGATTCAATAATCCTTTTTGCGTAAAGATTTATAACATTGTCTATTACTTTTTCTAAATCAGTACGAAGTTTATATTCATGAATTCGTGGTAAGTTTTGTAAATAATATTTGGTTACAGGAAACATTTTTGTTTGTTTGTTTACTAGTTATTCTTTTACAGTTTACATTGTTTAGTTTGTTTAGTCCTATATTCTTTTTCTATATTCCAAATTAATCATAAACAAAAAAAAATGAATACTAATTCTTGTTTTTTATGTGAACGAAATTTACGAGTAGATGCAATACAAGTTGAAAATAAGAAATGGTGTGGTGGATGTGAAAAAGGAATAAAATATATTTCTTTTCCTTTTGGTAAACAAAATTATGATCGTGATGAATTTGTTCCTAGTCATCCTCCATGGACAACATTTAATGGTGTAGTCATGTGCAAAGATGATTCGAAAGAAGGAAATATTTTAAAAATAATGGATCGTAATTATGATAATGGATTTTATTTAGATAAAAATGGAAATAAAAAGGATATGATTGGATACATTCGTGGTTATTGGACAAGTTCAAAACTTCCTAATGATTATTATAAATTATAAACATTAAAATTATTTTATAAAAAAAGAGGTTAGGGATGGGTTCTAAATGTAAAAAAAATTATATTTTAAATCCAAATACAAATAGATGTATTTTAAAAAATGGTGCTACAGCAAAAAAAATAGGTAAATCATCTTCAAAACCAAAACCAAAATCAAAACCTAAAAAATCACCCCCTAAATTTAAAAAAAAATCACCTACAAAACCTAAATCACCTCCAAAACCTAAAGAACCCCCAAAACCTAAAAAATCACCTAAACAGCCTAAAAGCCCCAAATCTCCTTTATCTCCAAAAGTTAAAACAATAAATAGTATAAAAGCAAAAAATAATTTTTTTGAATATGAAGATGAAACTGGAACAAAAGTTAAATATTATTATGATGAAAATGATTTTAGATTTTCAAATCCAAATCAAAAAGATGATAATGACTGTTACAAATTTAATGGTGTAAAAATATGCGAACATTTTAAATCAAGATATTTTGAAGAGCAAAAAGATGCATTATGTGGTTTACATGCTTTAAATAATCTTTTACAAAACCAATTTGTTATTCCATATCCTAATTTATTTACAAAACAACAATTAGATGATGAATGTAAATTATTTTATAAAGAACGAGCAAACAAAAGATGTTATGCAGATGGATGGTATTCAACAGAAATTCTTGAAAATATTATAAAAAAAAATTTACCACAATTAGATACAACAGTTTTTGTAGGAAAGGATGGATTTAATCATGCAATTAATGAAATAACAAATAATAATAATGTTTTAGGTGCAATTGTTTTATATAAAGCACCAAAATGTGGTAATCATTTTGTTTCATTAATTCCTTATAATAATAAATTTCTTGTAATTGATTCCGCTTTTAAAAGTAGATTAGGTCATAGAGATTTACAAGTTGTTGATACAAAACTTGAAATTAAAAAATATTTTTATTTTTTTCTTGAAACTTTACTTGTATATAAAAAACCAAATTAGAAAAAACTTTAATTTCAAAAAAAAATTTTTATATTAAAAAAATGCAGCGTAGTTATGATTATGATTTATTTGAAAAAAGTTTTGATGATTTTGATACAAAAATAGAAGGTGGAAAAAAAAGATCAAAAAAGCGAGGTTCTAAAAAACGTAGCAAGTCTCGATCTCCTAATCCTAAAGCAAAAGCAGCACTTGCAAAATGGAGAAGGGCAATTATGGAAACATTAAAATCGTATCGTATTCCAAGAAAGGGAACTGAAGATTATCGCAGAGTTCGTGCTGCTTATGATCGTATGTAAATATGTTATATTAAAAAAAAAATAATATAAATAAAAAAAATATGAATGAAAGTGAAATGAATGAATTTTTAAGTTTGTATAAACAAATAATACAAGGAAAAAAAGTTGATAAAAAATTTATATATTATGAAAATGAATTTTTAAAAAATCCATATATATGGGGAAATGTATATTGGAATGTTTTACATAACATTTCATATAAAATTGATATTTTAACAAAAATTGAAAAAAATTTAAAATTTACACTTTTATTTTTAAATGTTTTAAAAAATTTAAATACAATATTACCTTGTGATACTTGTGCAAATTCCTATCAATATACTTTTGAATGTGCATCAAAGTTAAAACTTTTTTATGAAAAATTTGAATTTGATAAAAATGAAATGTTACAAAAATTATTATATTATTTACATACATGCGTAAATATAAAAAAAATTGGTGCATTAAATGAAATTGATACTTTAAAAATTTTTATGAATGAAATTAATGATAAAGAATCTATTTTTCAAACTTTTCATAGATTATTTCCAAATCATGGATTTGTATTTTTTGATCAATCTAAAAAATTAAGAAAACCAATAAATATAAATGCATTTTTATATTTTTATCATACATTTTATAAACAAGAAAAAAAAGAATTTAAAGAATTAATGAATATTATTAAACAAATTTATTAAAATTTTTTTTATTTATAAAACCAAATGAAGGGTGGATTCCTTTTGTATATTGTAATCACTTAAAGTTCGTAAATCTTCTAATTGTTTGCCAGCAAAAATAAGTCTTTGCTGATCAGGTGGAATTCCTTCTTTATCTTGAATTTTCTGTTTCATAACTTCTATTGTATCGCTGCTTTCTACATCAAGTGTAATAGTTTTTCCTGTCAATGTTTTTACAAAAATTTGCATTTTTTTTTTATAAAATAATTTTATTTAATTCTTAAAAACTTTTATTTTCTCACATAAAAAAAATTTTCATAAAAAAAATGGACTCCTTTGCAAAATATGCCGAAGAAAGTATGAAAAAAATTCCTTTGGAAAAGGAATCTTTTGAGGGTGGTGCATCTAAACATGGCAACGTTCAAGATGCGTTTTTAAACTCTCTTTTTAAACCCAAGGGCATTGATGGTGGTTTGGATATGAGTGGTTCCATTCCTGAATTAGAAAATAGTGATTTTACAGTTGCTTCCATGTATTGGAGTAATGGAGAATATTGGGGCTTATTAAGTGGTTTAGTTAAATTTTTTATGGCCATGAGTTTATATTTAGTTTTATATTGGTTATTTGCACCTGGACAAATGTTACAGTTGTATAACAGCAGAAGTTTTTGTAATTCAAAGATTTATGGCAAAGGCAATACATCAAATGTTGAAACTCAGTATAATGTTTGCAAGGGAATGTTAATGACACCTTTTTCAGGAGCTAAAACTATTCCTTCAGGATCATATGTTGGATCATGGGTTCAATACAATGATTGTTCTAATTTAATAAAGTGTTCTAAACGTGCCCAATGGGGATCTTATTACATTTCCTTTCCAAGCATTTTATTTCATGGAATTTTATTAGGGGTGGTTTTATCCTTGTTGCCCATGCTTAAAGATAACTTATCATTTTTAAGTATTGATTATTATTTAAAAATGGTTACTGATTTGGTAACATACATGTTAGGATGGGCTGTGTATTTAGGTATTGGTTTACCCATGAGTTTATTATATGGTATGGATTATGGGTATTCATACATGCCTAATTATAACATGATTTCTTCATATTAAGTTTTTCATAATAAATTGTATTGCTTCGATGGTTTCATAATGATATTCTGCAAAAGCTTTTACATGTAAACAATGATTAAAATTTTGAAATTCCAATTTTTTTATATCTAATTTTATATTATTATTTGATTTTAATGATTTAAAAATGCTTGGAATTTTATCAGCATTTTCATCTAAAACTTGTATTTTATAAACAATATTACCACTGGGTAAAAGAAACTTTTGATTTTCATTTAAAAAATTTTCGTTACAAATACCAAATGTAAAAGTATTAAATAAATCATTTCCTGCAAGTTTTCCTGATTTTACAGGAACTTGAACATTCCAATGAAATTTTACATTGGGTAAACTCCATACATACTTGTGTTTTTCTTGATCAAATGTTTTAATCATTAATACAGTTAGATTTATTTTTGTTTGTACAAGTATCAAAACATTTTTCATTACTAAAAAAAAAATGACAGGAACTGCTCAATTATTTGAAAATCTTAGTTTAACTTCAAAATGTTCAATTCCTTTACGAAATTGGATTGGATTTGAAGGTTTAACTTTTCAAGATGGGGAAAAAATTGCACTTGCCACTGGAATATTAAAATGTTATTGGGTTATAGGACTAAGTTGTACATTATCATTAGGAATTTTAGGTTATAGATTTTTTGGATCTAAAGATAAAAATTCACAAGGAAAAGAGGAAAGATTAATTGTTGCACCCATTTGGTTAGTTGTTTTACCTATAATAATTGGTGCAATAATTGCTTTTAATGAACCTCATTGGAAAGTAAATGCATGGAAATTTGAAAATTCTGCATTAAAAACAACAGGATTTTTAAAAGATGCCTATATAAATTTTCGTGTTCAAGATGATAGACAATTAAAATCTTCCATTATATCTCTTGTAGGTACTTTTGTAATTGCAAGTTCAGGATTATTAAATCCTTTTTTTCGTGGTATTTAATTGTTTTTTTACATTTTATAAAAATTAATATAATTCTTCTGAAATTATTTCTCGTGGATAATTTAATTGAATGTAAGGTTCATCTAAAGTTTCAAAATATAATTCAGCTTGACCATTTGACATGTCACGTAAATTTTGAAAAAAATTATATAAAATTTTAACATCATAAAATGATAAAATCATTTCGTATTTTATAAAAAATCCAGCAAATAAAATGTAACCTTCTTGAGGACCAATAATTCTTTTAAAAAGAGGAAATTTATATTTTAATGTAGGCTGAGACATGCAAAATTCAATAAAATCATTTTCAAATGGCATATCAATTAATAAATTTGAACAAACAAGGTCATTATCAATACGTCTTTGGTACCCATTAGGATTTAAATCAATTTCATTTTTAAAAAAACGTGAAACACGTCTCATTTTAAAATAACTTTTAACATCAAGAAAATCAAAGATTGTATTTAATGTATCTTGCTGTATAGATTCCAAACTTTCTTTAAATTGTTCCATTTTTTTTTAATTGTTTAATAAAATAGTTAGTTTTATTCTATTAAAAAAAATAAAAAAAAGAAGATGAATTTTAAAAATTTACATAATAAAAAAATATGGATGGATGTTTTAGGGTATAATTATTATGTTATGTATAATACATTTTGTGAAAACACCAATATAAATATTTGGTTGGAAGAATGTAAAAATAAAAAACAAAAAGAAGATTTAAATTTATTAAAACCTCAAGGATTAAATATAGTTTTTAGAAAAGGGGAAATTGTTAACATTAAGAAGATGAATTAAAAAAATTAATTTTAAAAAAGTTTCAAAAGTTTTTAATTTACATTGTTTATACTAAAATAAATACACCAAAACACAAATAAAATGATGTACCCTGAGAATGCACCTTTGGTTGGAGGAACAACAGCATTAATGATTGCTGCAAAAAATGGTCATTATGATATTGTAGAAGTTTTATTAGAAGCTGGGGCATTGGTAAACATTGTAAATGCATTTGGTCACCATGCCTTGTTTTATGCAGTCATTAACAATCATNCCAATATTGTAAGACTTTTGCTTGACCATGGATCAAACAAGGATACCATTGACTTTTTTGGTAATAAGCCTATTTCATATGCTCAACCTGAAGTTATAAACATGTTATAAAAAATAATTTAAAATTTAAAAGAATTTTTTTTTGCGTGTTCTTGTACTTTTTTTTCAAAATTAGCTGTACTGGATTTTAATAAAACACTTGCTTCAGCATTTAATGGGTCGTTAGGATTAGGACTTATTAAAAACAAAGGAAGAATGTCTTCAATTAAATGACGAATTGTGCATGCAGGAGACCAATTTTTATTTAATACATCTAAACAAATTGTACCACTTGATTCATCTACATTTGGATGAAATATTTTATTTACAAATCCTACACTTGGACTTTTAAATGGATATTCTTTTGGTATTTCAAATCGTATTTTCCATGAAAAGCCTTTATAAAAACCTTCATCAGGACTTTTTAAAATTAATACAAATGTTTTAAAATCATCATCTTCACCTAACACATTTAAATTTTCATCTTTGTAAACTATATGTGTATTATCTTTTAATTCTTTTATATCTTTTACAATTCGTTTCATCCATAATGCAGACATAAAAATGTTATTTTTATTATTTTTTAAAGTTGTTTTGTTTAACTTCCTTAAGGACTAACTTACATGTTTTCAATATTATAAAAAAAATAAAATAAAAATATAGATGGAAACAGAAACATTTGAAAATTCAATTGAAATTGTTCAAACTGATGAAAATATTAACATTCAAAAAATTGAAATGATGTGTCAACGAGTTAGTGGAAATGGTGGATGTTTATTTACATCACTTGGCTTAAATTATCTATATCTTAAACTATTAAATGGTCAGTTAAATGATGAAGAATCAAAAGATCTAGATTTAAATGGTTTAAGTCATTTATCAGTGTATAGAGGTTTTCAAATTCGTCTAGCTGTTGTTCATTGGCTTCAAACCAATATTAATATGGGCATAAAAGAATTGGGTCATTTTATTGTGGATAAAGATGAGAGAGAATTTACAGTTCGTGATGTTTTAAATTTAGAACTTGCAAGAAAAGAAGATTTACCTGATGAAATTTTAAAACAAAATAAAATGATTTATGAATATTTAAAAGAGATGACAAACTATGATTGTTGGGGATCAACTCCTGAATACATTGCATTTTCCATTTTAACGGGAATATCGGTTCATGTTTGGAGACNAGAAAATAATGAATTAATTTTAAATGATTCTTTTCCTAAAGAACCTCCAGATTTAGAATCAATAAATAAAAACGAAATACATTTATTATTTTGTTATGGGAATCATTATGAACCTTTATTAAAAAAGGAAATGTTTGATGTTTTAAAAGTTAAAAACATTAATATTACAAAAAATTTTTTTAAATCTTATCCATGTAAAATGTAAATAAAATTAAAAAAATAAACTTTCATCTTCGTCTAAAACAATATCTTCTTGGGAACTTCCTTGTTGTTGTTGTTGTTGATCATTTATATTTAATTGAGATCTTTCTGTTACTCCTTTTAACCATTCTCCACCAATACCATATGCTTCCCCTAAATAAAACAA